ACAACACTCAGCAAACAATGCAATCTTTCAACAACAAGAAAGAAGACATACTTAATATATTCAAAATAAGTCGACTGTTGTATAAAGCCAAGAACATCTTTATTAATAAATATAATAATGCTGTATATAATACAAAGCATTTTATCGATGATGGTAGCGGTGATTTAGTAGTTAGTAATCCAGAGGGATATGTCGCAGTCGATCACGCAGGTAATGGAATCAAGTTCGTAGACCGTTTGGAATTTAGCCGCGCAAACTTTGCTGTCGACAAGGGTGCTAAATTTCCAAGTCAAATAAGCGAAGAAGAGGAAGAAGAGGAAGAATATTTTGATATCGACCCAACTGTCGAGCAAACAATTGCAATCGTTCCTGGGGCATTCAAGCCACCACACAAGGGACATTTAGATATGGTGGAGGCATACGCTTCTATGGCTGATAAAGTAATCGTGATTATATCGAAACCAACAAAGAGCGGGCGCACACTTCCAAACGGAAGAGAGATCACCGCTGAAGATTCTTTTGCTATCTGGAAAGAGCTAACCAAGTCTATTCCGAATGTAGAGGTAGGCATCTCAGACCATGCTTCTCCTATAACAGCAGCATACGAATATATCGGATCAGATGGTCCCCTAGATCCTGGCACTAAAGTTATATTAGGTGCTAGCAGAAAAGGAAGAGATGTAGCAAGGTGGGCGAGGGCAGCAAAGTATATTAAAGACGGAGTGCAATTAATTGATCCACAAGAAACAGCCGTAGAGCCAACATTACGACCAAGCGGTGAACCATACAGCGCGACTGAGTTTCGTAATGCACTTATCAACCCAGAGAATCGTGAAGAAATATCTGATTTTATTGGAGAAGAGAATGTCGATATGGTTTTGAGTATACTTGGAATAGACAAAATTGATGAGATGGCAAGTATGGGTGGTGGTGCAGTAGCTGGAAGTTCTACCCCTTTGGGATCTGGGTCCGATAGACCCAAGAGAAAAACTAATAATGAGAGTTTAATCATTGCCAATGAGGTTATGAGACTAATTATAGAAAGAGGTGTTTTAAGATGAATCAAGAAGAGAAACTACTAAGAGAGAATGTGCGCCGCCTTATAAGGCACGTTAAGCGCACAAATATCAAAGAAGAGAAATCTGCAAATGCTTTAATCAATCGATTAATCAAACTTGAAATTAAATCAATGCTATCGGAATCTTCAGTAGCGGGAGTAGATCCCACTCCTAATAAATCAACTGGCATCAATGTGCTAGAGCAGCTTCTATTGAAGATTATTAAAAACTTCGAAACTGATTACAAGGGTCTAACTAGTAATCCTGAGCAGAGGCAATCATACAGAGCACACATAATCAATGCTGTTATTAATACCTTGACACCTGCTCAAATTAATACTGACGCTGCTGGAGGCGCTAGCTTAGATGAACAAGATATGGGAGAGGAACTGGATGTAAATATCGGTAAAGTGGATCCAACAAAAGACGATAAGTTTATCGATATTAGAACCGATGCAGAAAAATCATCCGATGAAGAAGAGGTGGATGATGATCCTAGAGATGCTTTCGGTACTGGGGTAGAGGGTGATCTTACCGGTCGTAATGTTGCTTACGAATCATTCAAGCAAGTTGAGAGTCAAATAATCGATCACTATGAACTGTTGTCTGATCCAGACGACCAAGAAATGTTCTATGATTATTTGATTGCAAACCTGAAGTTGTACTTTGATAAGTTTGAAGAAGAGTTGGATGGATCTGTAGATGAGCCGACCAATCAAGCATACAAGTCTGCAAAGCAGAAAATGGATGAACCCACAGATCCGCTAGCAGAAGGCGCTCACATAGATTTGGAAATATAATTAAAAATAAAGCTTGACAAGATTATTAATCATCGTTATAATCAACTTGTCCTGTTCCCGTAAAGATACCCACTAAAGTTAAATCATTCAATAACTAACAATGAAAGTTAAATCTACTAAATAAAATACTAACAGTGAAAGTTAATGAAAGTTAAAGATAGTAGGTCAACTACTAGCAATACTAGTATCACTAATAAACTAAAAGATCAAGGTTTATTATCTGATATTAATATAGTCTGTATTAGTTCACTAAGTTTAGAAGAACTGATAGCTGTAAAATTAGAACTTTCTTGTAGCTATATAAACAACCGATTATATGGTTTTGATATATGGAGAAGAATGACTCCAATAGTGAAAGAGGCAGTGTTGATATTTGCTATCTCAGCAACTAACTCTAAAAAAGATGCAGCAAGGTTCTTAGGTCTAACATACTTAGAATTTATTAAACAATGTTCCTCTTATGAGATTAATATCTAATTACTTTAAAACTGATCGGTTAACTGGATTATCAATCATAGAGGCACCATGTCTATTATGTGCCTCCGACACAAAGGTCTTCGTACTAAATAAACTATAGAATAGCACGTGGTGAGCAAGAGATCCACCCGATTATCTACAAAGAATGTCCAATAAATCAGAGAAATCACATTATATTAGATACGAAATAGGGGATGTAGTTAAAGAAAGACCGTGGCTTATGGCAGATTCTCATACACTTTATGGGATAATCATCTATATAGACAGGTTAGCATACGCAGGTGAAGAGTGGTTAGCGTGGCTATCATATGCTGATGACAGGATACACGTGTACTGGTTTAAAAGAGGAAGTTTGGAAATATTACCAGCTTCAATGATTGAGATTGTATCCAGTATAGGTGATAAAGGAGGAAAAAATGAATAATGTTATAAACGCAAACAGAAAACAAAAAAAAAGCTTGTTAAACAAAACGTTCAATAGTCAAATTGAAGACTCTTGGCACTTAAGTGAAAAAAGAAAAAAGCTTAAACAAAGAAAAAAACTGTTTGTAGAAATTAGCGATTTTTCTGATGTAAAGAAATAAGATCCTTCGAAGAGCAACTAAAACAATATTTTTATCTAAGATTCAAAAAAGACATTAATGTTGTTTAAGAGCCCAAAAGTCTAGGGTTCTGATTATCAGATGGCTACAGATGATGCTAGCTATCAAAGAAATGTAGAAGAACACCAACTTTTTACGAATCCCATCTCTACGTATTAATAGGGATGGTACATAACTTATTAAAATTAGCTATAATGCTATTTATAACAGTGCTTGGTGGTTGCAGCAGCAGCATTGACTATGTTGTTCACGGTGAGCGTGAAAATAATAGATTTGAAGTTCCAGGTTATATATTAACAGATGTACCCAGGAGCACCGAATATGGAGAGATCTGGGTCGACTCGTTTACTCAACCGTCAAGTGTTGATGGTGTTGATATATTGTGGGTTATCGATAGATCGTGCTCAATGGATGAATATGATCCAGAATTATTAGCAGGAATTGAAGCTATGATGAACGCTCTGCCAGAATCTGGCTGGCGTTTAGCTATGATGAGCAGCGATCCATATGCTTCTGCTCTCGAAGCTCAGTTTCCTTTAGTACCCGGAGACGATATCGGTGATGCTATAAATATGTTTAGCATAATGAAGTTTGGTGCGCAAGAGAAAGGCTTCGATGCAGTATATGAATACATAACTAATAATCCATATGCCTCTACTTGGATGAGACAAGATGCAGCGCTGCTTGTTGTATTTGTCTCCGATGAGGAAGAACAGAGTAATACAAATTTTTATAACGTTGATGATTTTAAGTCTTGGTATGGAAACCAGCGTGGTGGCTCTGGGTATATTGCTAGCATAATTAATGTAAATAAAGCTGACTCAGTGTGTACACCGTCTCCTGTTGCGTCTAACATTGGCTATCGGTATATGGAGGTAACTAACTTTTTTGGAGGAGTCATAGTCGATATATGTGATATAGATTGGGCATCTGGAGTTAAAGATGCTTCTTCACGTCTTGAACCATATGAGTTCATTGAATTAACCTATTTTCCATCTCACGAATCCTCTATGAGGGTGTTCGTTAATGGTGTACCCAACTGGGACTGGTATTACGACCGGTCTAATAATACGGTATATTTCACAAACATACCAGAATCAAATGATAGTGTAGACGTGGCATATCACTACGATCCAGAAAATCCTTATGGAGCTGATACCGGCGATACTGGACCATAATCTTCTATACAAATATTTTTAGCATGCTATAATAAGCAAAACTAAACAAGAGAAGGCAAATGACTGTTCACGGTGATATGTTTGATGAGAATGAGAACGAAAAGCCAACAATAATGGTTTCTGGCGGGTTTGATCCAGTTCACGCAGGACATATTCGAATGATTAGGCACGCAGCCGAATACGGAAACGTGATTATAATAGCCAATTCCGATGATTGGTTATTTAGAAAGAAGGGCTTTGTATTTATGGAGTTCGAGCGCCGTATCGAAATCCTTAACGCAATCAAAGGAGTTATTTTGGTCGACTCAGTAGATGACAGTGATAACACTGTATGCGAAGCGATTAGAAGATTAAAGCCAACTTATTTTGCTAATGGTGGAGATCGAGGAAAAGCAAATACGCCAGAACAGTCTGTTTGCGAAGAGATAGGTGTGGAATTACTGTGGGCTATTGGTGGAGAAGAAAAGCTAGATAGCTCATCTGATTTAGCCAGAAAAGTTAGAGATTTTCAAGTACCCCCAAATAGAACGACTTCTACAGAATCAGATAGATAAACTTTGAAACCTTTATTGGCATAGTTATGGTATGGTCGTGGATCCAAAACAAATGAAAGCATTAAAATTAGATTCCACCTATCGACCTATCGCAGTCATTGATGCACTAGAAGCTCTGGTTATGTGTCTTGTCGGAAAAGCTAAAACAATAGAATCGTATGAAGGGGTTGTAGTCAACTCCCCGACTCGATCATTTAGCCTACCTTCTGTCATCGTTCTAAACACAATAGTAAACTTTAAGTTTACAATAGTGTCCTGCAATAGAAGAAATGTAGTGATGAGAGACAAGAATGTTTGCCAATATTGCGGAAAGACATTCGCTACTGAACATTTGACTATGGACCATATTTTACCAAAAAGTAGAGGAGGCAGAAATATATGGGAAAACTTAGTTGCGGCGTGCCGAAAGTGTAATCAAAAAAAGGGATGCAAAACCACGAAAGAGTCAGGTATGCATCCGTTAAAAGAGCCGATTAAACCAAAACCAAGTATTTTAAGGCACATAAACAAAGAACAAATGAGTGATATATGGATTAATTATTTGTGGGATGAGAAAATATGAAAACAGAGGAATATATCGTTTGTTATTTGTCTGAAATAGGTCACAATAATTTTTGGTACCCAACTGAACAGAAGGCTTTAGTTTTGAAAAGCTTAATTATTGACTTCCCAGCTCTTGTAGGTGGTGGGGATAACCTAGTATCTGCAATAATAAATATAAATGATATCTTGCCACTGACAACATCAGCTAGCTATATTAAAAACAATTACAGAAGTGACAACGTTATTATCTGGATTGATAAGCCGTAAAGGATTGTTGATTCAAAGCGCTATTTTGCTCGCTATATAAGCAAAACGTGGCTGCCGATCGTCACGTAGGCAGAGGTTTGCCGGTTTTCCTGCTTCTAGATGAAAAACCGGCTTTTCTTTTTATTCTTGTCTATTTAAGTCTATGATTACTGCAATTGGCGATGTTATGAGAGAGTGTTACAAGCGGGGATGGATAACCACCCGCGATGGAAACTGCTCGGTTCGAAGAAAGGGAGAATTAAAGATTGCTATAACCCCTTCTGCTGTTAGAAAAAACATAATACACCCTGAGTCCGTTCTTAGAATAAAGATTGCTCCTGGCAGTAATAGCCGCCTGATATTGGACAAAAACAGTTCACCTTCTGGAGAGCTTGAGATGCATTGGCAGCTTTTGCAGAATACAAAAAAAACTAGATGTGTTTTACACGTTCATTCGACGAATATAGTGGCAGCTATGTATGCCGGCTGGGATTTACAAGCATTAGCAGAAGACTTCCCAGAAGTGTTTCGATATACTCGTGTTGGTCCAAATGTACCAAAATTGCCGGCAATATCTCAAGCCCTAGCAGACAAAACCTCAATTGCGTTTGGTCTCAAAAGAGACGGCAGCCTGGAATATGAAGTTGTTGGTCAAGCAAACCATGGAGTATGTGCAGTTGGCAAAACACCGTGGGATGCTTTTGAACATATTGAGAGGCTAGAACACATATGTGAAATTGTTTTAAGATCTGGAAAAGTACCACCCGTTAAATAATATATTATACATTGACAAGAATGTGGAGTATAATTTAAAAACTAATGCCACTTTAGCTCAGTTGGTAGAGCAACGGTTTTGTAAACCGTAGGTCAACAGTTCGAATCTGTTAAGTGGCTCCATTTAAAGAAAAGGAGAGATGACCGAGTGGACGAAGGTGCTCGCTTGGAAAGCGAGTGTGGGGCAACCTACCGAGGGTTCGAATCCCTCTCTCTCCGCCTTTAATTAAAAATAAGATATACAGATTGCAGAAACAAATCTATAATGAAACCAGAAGACATCAAATGTCTAAACTTCACTATTTACTGTGCCCACCGAGAGCAGCAAAACATGGCTAAGAAAAATTACGTTATTGATACCAGTGTCTTCCTGACAGATGCTCTGTCTATATTCAAATTTGATAATCACGATATTTTCATACCACTTAAAGTATTGGAAGAAGTTGACAACCATAAGAAGAGACAAGATTCTGTTGGAGCCAACGCTAGAATATTTATTCGTACATTAGATGAATTCAGAGGAAAAGGTAATTTAGAATCTGGAATAAGGATTGAGAAAGGAAAGGGGATTATAAAAGTAGTTCCACTCCCTCATATAGATGAGAGTATATTTCCAGCAGAACTAGATATTAAAATTCCAGATCATACGATTATAGCTACCGCGAAGTCAATTCAGGCATCCGGCACTCGTCGAACAATTATGGTTTCTCGTGATATTAACATGCGAGTTATTTGTGATTCAATTGGACTGCCGGCAGAAGATTATAAGACTGATCGGGCGGTTATTTCTTCTGATGAATTATATGCTGGTTTTTCGATACAGCCTTTTGATGATGAGGTGATAGACCGGTATTATGCAGGTGATGAGATCTTTCTTCGAGAGGACGAAGCTGTAGAAAAGATGCACGCAAATCAATATGTTATGATGGTTTCGAATGCTAATGAAAAGAAATCTGCACTAGCTCGCTTTATAAATCATCACGAGCCCTTGAGACCTATGGTTCATAAGAAGCTTCATGATTGGAAAATAGATGCCAGAAACAAAGAACAGGCATTTGCTATTGATATGCTAATGGACCCTGATATTAAGATTGTTTCGCTTGTTGGTAGAGCAGGATCGGGAAAGACTCTTTTGGCAATTGCTGCTGGATTGCAGCAAACGATCGGATTGCGTTCTGAGAACAATTATTATTCTCGTTTGATAGTTTCTCGTCCGATTCAACCACTCGGAAAGGACATCGGATTCCTGCCGGGAACCATGGAAGAAAAAATGCTCCCTTGGTTGATGCCAATTCAGGATAACCTTAAGTTCTTGATGGGTGACCGTACCTCGCTTGAGATGTATATAGATAAGGGAAAGATTGAGATCGAAGCCCTCACATACATTCGTGGACGCTCTATCTCAAACGCATTTATTGTAATCGACGAGGCTCAGAACTTAACAAAGCATGAAATTAAGACAATTATTACTCGCATTGGTGAGGGTACGAAGATTATCTTAACTGGAGATGTTGAGCAAATCGACAATATGTATGTGAACGAGACATCTAATGGTCTTGCTCATGCTGTAGAGAAATTCAAGTCATATCGTATTTCCGGACATATGACCTTCAAGAAGGGTGAGAGATCGGAACTAGCTACCCTCGCATCTAAAGTACTATAAAGAAGGAGAACTTATTATGAGTGACAACATCAAAGCACTTACAGAGCAAGAAGCTCATATGAATCCTCTCTTGGCATTACCAACAGAGACCGGAGAATCTGAGTTAAAGACTCTTTTGGTAAATTATGCCGGAGAGAGGTTGCAACAACAAAACGTCTCAGTTGAAATGATCATCCAAACACTAGCTCACGAATTCCCAGAATTAGTATTTGTGCTAGCTGAAGAGAACTTCATCAGAGGTTATGAACTAGGATTAGACGATGCTTATAAAGGATTTACAAGAAATCCAGAAAAGACAGCAACAGAAGGTGAGTGACTTTTATACCACTCGCGGACTGCACATATATTTTAAAGATAAGATAGAAAATCCAGATATTGATTTTGATAAAGCAATTGCAGAAGTAGAGAGTGTGGTCCCTTCACACCTGATGTCTGAGATTGAAATGATCATGGTTGGACATTTCGAAGAATTTGATGAAAGAGGAATCAATGCTTTCTATGCCGATGGTATGGTTTGCATTTCCAACGAACAAGATAATGAATTAGATATTGTCGATGACATCGTACATGAAGTAGCTCACTCGGTTGAGGAGGTTCAGGGATATTTCATATACGGAGACAATAAAGTGAAAAACGAGTTCCTAGACAAAAGACTCATTCTTCACGATATACTATGGTCAGCTGGCTACCGGGTACCAAAGAAAAAGTTCACTGAAGTGGAATACGATCAAGATTTTGATATGTTTCTGTTGCAAACAGTAGGTTACGACAAACTTATTCAATATTGTAACGGGATATTTATTAGTGCGTATGCCCCAACATCCTTAAGGGAATATTTTGCTACTGGGTTTACTGATTTTCTATTAAGATCAGACTCACATAACTATATGAAAAGCACCTGCCCCCAGTTGTATAAAAAAATACACAGCTTGCACGCAGATAATGATTGACAACTGAGTATGGAAGTGTTATATTAGTATATAAACACTCATAGTTGGAGCCTCTTGTGCCACACATCTCTTATTCTGAACTTAAAGATTGGGTGCATTGCGCGCACTACCACAAATTGACGAGAGTCGATGGCATCGATGGTTTCAAGGGTAATGCCTATACCGCGTTTGGTTCTGCAATTCACTCTGTGTGTGAGAAGAAACTACTGCAAGAAGAAATGAGTGAGAATTTCTTTATCGAAGAGTTCGAAAAGAATATTGTCAAGCTGCCGGATGACGTAGAGGTTGATAGTAAGCTCATCTCAAATATGAAAACACAGGGAAATCAAATTATCCCTGAGATCCAAGATGCTCTTGATGATTATTTTGAAGAGTATGAGGTTCTTGCGGTTGAGCTTCCATTGATGGAGCCAATCGAAGGAGAAGATGAGTATAAGTTCAAAGGATATATCGACGCTATTGTGAAGACTCCCGACAATAAAGTGCATATTTTTGATTGGAAGACTTGTTCTTGGGGTTGGGATTCTAGAAAGCGTTCAGATAAGATGGTAACATACCAACTTACTTTGTACAAGAAATTCTTCTGTCAGAAGCTGAACATCGATCCAAAAGAAGTAGAAACACACTTTGCACTACTCAAGCGCACTGCTAAGAAAAATCGTGTTGAATTTTTTAGAGTAACAAGCGGTAATAGAAAAACTGAAAATGCGCTTAAAACTTTGAACACTGCACTGTATAATATAAAAAACAAGCGCTACATTAAGAATCGCTTATCTTGTACTTCCGGATTTGGATGCAAGTTTTATAATACAAAACACTGTTCATGAGGAATAAATGAGTAAAAAGAAGATTTTGGTCCTGTCTGACCACCCGCTTTCGCCATCTGGTGTTGGCACTCAAACAAAGTATATGATTGAGGCGCTCCTTAAAACAGGGCGCTATAAGTTTATTTGCATGGGTGGAGCAGTCAAGCACCAAGCTTACAACCCAGTGAAGGTTGATCCATATGGAACTGACTGGATCATATATCCTATTGACGGTTATGGAACGCCAGAGCTTATTCGTTCAGTCATGCAAAAAGAGCGACCTGATGCAGTGTGGTTTATGACTGACCCTCGTTTTTACGAGTGGCTCTGGGAGATGGAAAACGAAGTTCGCCCGCACGCACCGCTGGTATACTATCATGTTTGGGACAACTACCCTGCCCCAGAGTTCAATGCTAGGTTCTATAACTCAACAGACGAAGTTGTATGCATTTCCAAAGTAACGCACGAAATTTTAAAGAAGGTTGCACCAGAGACATCTAGTCGATATTTGCCGCATGCAGTACACCAAGAGCACTTCAAGAAGTATACTGATGCTGAGAGTAAGCAGAAGATTGAAGCACTCAGAACAAAGATTACTTCATCAAGCGATAAGTACCAGAACCCGAAAAAGAAAGTCTTCTTTTGGAATAACAGGAACGCTCGACGTAAGCAATCTGGAACACTTATTTGGTGGTTCAAGGAGTTTCTAGATAAAGTTGGTCACGACAAAGCATCGCTATTGATGCACACTGATGCTCGTGATCCACACGGTCAAGATTTGCCGGCAATTATTAAGCACTTAGGTATAAATGATGGGCAGGTTCTGCTATCAACAGAGAAGGTGTCGGCGGAAGACTTAGCTCTTATGTATAACGCAGCTGATTTTACAATTAATATTTCTGATGCTGAAGGTTTCGGTCTAGGAACACTAGAGTCGCTATCATGCGGTACTCCAATCATTGTTAATATGACTGGTGGACTCCAAGAGCAAGTAACTGATGGAAAGAACTGGTTTGGGTGGGGAATTCAACCATCTTCGAAGTCAGTTATTGGTTCGCTTCAGGTGCCTTATATTTATGAAGACAGAATTAATCAAGCTGATTTTACGAAAACTCTAGAAAAAGCAATCAAGCTACCCAAGGCAAAGTATAATACAATGTCGAAAGCAGGTATGCAGCACGTTAAAGACAACTATAATTTTGAAGAGTATGAGAGTCGATGGGTAGAGACAATGGATGAGGTTATTGAAAAGCATGGCTCTTGGGAGACTAGGGTCGGTTATAAACGATGGCATTTGCTGGAGGTGGCATAAAATGAAGAAGTCAGTATTATTAAAAGGACCAGTCCTTACACGTTCCGGCTATGGAGAGCAGACTAGGTTTGCCTTGAGGTCCTTGCGAAGTCGCGAGGACTTATATGACATCTATATCCAACCCACTACTTGGGGACAAAATGGATGGATGATTGAGAACGATGAAGAACGCGCCTGGATGGATAAGAAAATTGAAGAGACGATTGCTTATATTCAATCTAAAGGTCGCTTTGACGTTTCCGTACAATCTACTATACCAAACGAGTTTCAAAATCTAGCAGCAGTCAATATCGGATATACAGCCGGTATAGAGACTACAAAGGTTGCCCACGAGTGGTTGCAGATCAGCAACCAGATTAATTCTCTGATTGTCGTATCCAGTCACTCAGCAAATGTATTTAAGGATACTTCTTGGGAAGCAACTGATCCTGCCGGAACGCCGGTAAAACTTACTTTAACTATTCCGGTAGAACACGCAAACTATCCAGTTAAAGATTATGGCGATGATTTGCCTGACCTGGGTATTAAGCTGCCTTATGATAATAACTTCTTGTGTGTAGCTCAGTTTTCCCCAAGAAAGAATCTAATGAACACAATTAAATGGTTTATTGAAGAGTTCAGAAACGAAGAAGTTGGATTGGTGATTAAGGGAAACATTGCAAAGAACTGTTTGATAGATAGGCAGAATCTTGCGTCACAACTTGCAGAGTTCGTAGGGAAGCTTGGAGAAAAGAAGTGTAAGATTCACTTGATTCACGGCGACATGTCAGATGAAGAAGTGCATGCACTCTACAGTCACCCGCAAATCTTTGGTCTTATCAACCTAGCCCACGGTGAGGGCTTCGGTCTTCCAATGTTTGAAGCTGCATACAGCGGTCTTCCAGTCGTGGCTACAGGGTGGTCAGGGCAGTTAGATTTTTTGGTTGATGAGAGTGGCAAGGATCGGTTTTATAATGTCTCCTACGACCTACAACACGTGCAGAAAGAGGTTGTATGGTCCGGTGTTCTTGTAGAACAGTCTATGTGGGCATACCCGAGAGAGTCTTCTGCAAAAGAGAAGATGAGATTATGTTATGATCAAAGAGAGACAAGCGATGATGCCCTTGTATACAAAGAAGAGTTAAAAGAACGATTCAGTGAAGAAAAGATGTATGCAAATTTTGTGCGTCAAGTAGAAGAAGCTTGCAACCCCATGCAACAAGACATTAGCGATGGATTAGCTATACTATGAAAAACGTCCTACTAATCGGACAGTTGACTGATATTTCTGGATATGGATCTGCCGCCCGCTCTTATTTTAAATCTCTTCTGAAGCTTGAGGAACAGGGATTAATAAATCTAAAGATTGTTAATTTTTCATGTGAATCAGTCACAAGGGAAGATGTAGATGGGAATCAAATTGGAACAGATATAGATCCAGAAATATTTCAAAAGTTATCCGCTAAGAATCTATTGAGTAGGCTCTATATTACTAATATGGATATTGATGAGTCCATAGCTTCCAACAATGTCGAGCTTAGCGAAGACAGTCTTAAATTTATTGAAGAGGGGTATGAGTTAGTTTATTTTCTCATAAACGCTTGGCTAGCCTCACCGTGGGATTCAGAAGATGGTTCTTTCCCTGTAGAGGATTTACTGCCTATAAGTGATCGACAGAATAGAGAAAATAAAGTACTTTTTAAGTTAGGCGATCGCCTATTGATTAATATATACGGGATAACCCTCCAGGCATCTAGGGTATATCCTTGCTTTGTATGGGAAACAGATAAGGTACCAGATCTATGCATCAAGGGATATAAACATACACCAAACATAGAAAATGTTTTGTGCGCCTGTGAATGGAACAAGAATACTTTAGATGACTCAAGTATCGAGGTCTCAGGGGTAACTGTACCGTACACCATATCTCCAAAAACAGATTACAATGTAGAGTTAGGGCAAAAACTTAGAGAGATCAAAAAAGAAAATTTTGCTATGTGCTCAGTTGCACAATGGAGTCATCGTAAAGGGTTTGACATACTTATCAAATCATATTTGATGGAGTTTTATAAAGAAGACGTTACTTTATTTCTAAAAACTTATGCCTCAATAGAAGAAACGACTGAAGCGCAGAATAAGTATTTCGCACAGATAATTGACGGTATTAAGTCGACAATACAACATAATGGTAAAGTCATTCCTAACTATAGGTGTAAAATAGTTATACTTTCTAGTATAATGAGCAAAGAGCAGATTAACTCGATTTATCAAAACTCTGATGCATATGTTACTACTACACGCGGAGAGGGGTTTGGATTGCCGATTGCTGAATTTCTACACTTCGAAAAGCCAGTAATAGTTCCAGACAAAGGCGGACATTTAGACTTTTGTCACCCTAATTCATTTTATATTGAAAGTTCATATGAACCCTGCTTTGGGATGCCAAACTCTCCTGGGTTATATTCATTTGAACAAAATTATGTTGAATGCAGCATTAGATCAACTAGAGAACAAATGAGAAGCTGCTATAACTTATATAAAGACTCTCCAGATAACTTTTCGAAACTCGGTAAGGAAAGCTACGAATATTGCAGCAGCTATCTTTCGATCGAAAATACAACAAACATAATGAAAGAAGCTATAGGAATATCATGATGGAAAAGAAAGCATTTGTGACTGGTATCTCTGGACAAGATGGTTCCTATTTAGCAGAGTTGCTACTAGACCGTGATTATACCGTCATCGGACTTGAGCGCAGAACTGTATGCGACTCAAAACATAAAATGAAAAACATCGGTCATCTCTTAAATAATGAAAGGCTAATAATCGAACAAGGAGATGTCACAGATCTTCCGTCATTGCAGCGTATCGTCGACGAATATCGACCACAAGAAATATACAACCTCGCTGCACAATCCCACGTGGGCACTTCTTTTAAATCTCCAGTGTCGACATCAGAGATTAATCTAAATGGTTGTTTAAATCTTCTAGAGACAATACGCTTGCTTGATCCAAAGATTAAATTCTACCAAGCTTCAACTAGTGAGATGTTTGGAGATAATGTCAAGTGCCCACAAAACGAAAATACTCACTTTTCTCCGGTATCTCCTTATGCTTGCGCCAAACTTGCAGCACACCATATGGTGGGGACATATCGAAAGTCATATAACATTTTTGCATGCTCTGGGATCCTGTTTAACCACGAGTCGCCACGACGTGGGGAAAACTTTGTTACGAGGAAGATTACAAAGGCTGCAGCAAGAATAAAAATGGGTCTTCAAGACGAACTCAGGCTTGGAAATCTCGAAGCCCAGAGAGACTGGGGCTTTGCTGGAGACTATGTTGAGGTGATGCACAAGATGCTACACCATTCAGAGCCTGATGATTATGTTGTGGCGACAGGCGAAACTAACTCAGTACAAGATTTTTTAAATTATGTGTTCGATTATGCTGAACTTAATGTAGAAGACCATGTTATAATAGATTCAAAGTTTTATCGACCATGCGAAGTTCCTAAGCTCTGGGGAGACCCATCGAAAGCAAAAAGAATTCTCAACTGGCAGCCAAAAGTTTCATTTAAAGAATTAGCCGCTATGATGTTCGAAGAGGATCTGAGAGGCGTAAAAAGGGAATAGATATTTAATATGATTAATTTATCAAAAGAAGGTGTAGAGATATTTCAAACTTCTAAGTTAATATCTTCTCATAAAGAGGCTATTCAATTTCTTCATAACAAGTTTTTAGGAGAAACATGTTATGTTCTTGGTTGCGGACCTTCTATTGGGGAGGCATTAGCCGGAGAAGGTCGTGTTAAATTGATAGAAGAGCTTGGTAATAATTATGTTTTGACGATAAAGGCTGCGCATAAACTATGTGAAAAATTAAGTAACTTTCAAGTATATAATAGCAATAACTTAATGCCCTATAAACAATCAAATGGTTGCATACATATTGCACAAGCTGATTTCCTTACCGAAAATCAAATGAATAGTACAGTAAGAGGACTCAACTATGACATCAATGTTCAAGTTGTGAGGGGGGTAAATAATGGATTCCCACTAACTGTGACTAGAAACTTAGAAGATTGGACTTTTAATAAAACTGGGCAAACAAGATGCTGGGGTCCTGGGATTATGTACGAAACAGTGTTTTATTTTTTATTGCATTTGGGATTTAAAAACATAAAAACAATCGGATGGGATTATAAAGATCCGAATGATCGATCCTACATTAAACACTTTTACTCAGAGAGTAATAGGTTTAGTTTTCAAAATCCCGCAGAACAACCAGACTCTGACGAGATAATAAATTCGATTATACTATCAAATGACTTTAATAATCTATTCATAAAAAATGAAATAAACTTAAGTTGCTATGACTCAGAGCAGTGTTATATTCATCAAAACGTTAACAGGTTTAGATTATGAAACAAGATGTAGTTGCTATGAGCATTAGTGATTTTAATATTAATTTTGATCTCGCAAGAGATCTATCCCTTAAGGAGTGAGAGTGAAAATATTTGCCCTGCAAACTGCACGTGCCGGAAGTAAGTCAGTTCCAAATAAGAATATTAAAATTATTGATAAAAAACCACTCTTTTATCACAATGTTTCAGAATGTGAAAAAAATCAATTAATAAAGAAAATTTTTATTTCAACAGATTGTGATTATATTAAAAACTACAATATGTCTAGTAAGGTTCAAATAATAGATCGACCTAAAAACTTATGTCTTGATTATTCAAGCCATAAGGAAGTCATGAAACACGCTATTTTAGAAATAGAAAAACAAACTAAAAATAAAGTAGACTTAATTTTGGTACTATTAGGAAATTCTTGTGGAATGAAATCAGAAGATATATCTAATGCATACAAAATCATTAAAGAAAACCCAAGTATTGATAGCGTAGAAAGTGTTTCTAAATTTAATATGTTTAACCCATTTAGGGCAATGAAGATAATCGATAACAAAGTTGAAACTTTTTTAGATGAAAAAGAAATTCTAGAAAATAAAAGAAGTAACCTAATAAACGACAAAGGAAGCGCCGGTGATATATATTTTTTTAATGGATCTTTTTGGTTAACTAGAAGAAGAAATATATTCTCAAAAACAGGTAAACTCCCATATCAGTGGCTAGGAGAAAACGTTTATCCATATATTCAGGAAACGTGTATGGAAATTGATGACACATGGCAGCTAGAATTTTTAAAAAGCAAATTTGCCAATAAGGAGTAAAAAATGAATATTATATTTTTAAAAGGATCTTTTGAAGACGAAGGGCTAAGAGATTTTGAAGTGCAAATTTTATCCTCTATTTCAAAAGAAAGAAACATTCCTCTAGCCTTTAAGATTGGAGGATGTGAAGCAAAATCAGATATTGAGAAGTCAATCAATTATGGAGCAAAGTGTATAGTTGCTCCAATGATCGAAAGTAACTTTGCTGCTAAAAAGTTTATCCATGCCACTAATACTTGGAGCAACTATTATGATGAAAGAAATATAAATATCGAAACAATAACAGCAGTCAAAAATTTAGAAGAAATTCTGCGTGACAACCATGAAAAAATCAATGGTATTGTTGTAGGTAGGACAGACTTGGCTCTTTCAATGGGTCTGTCGAAATCTGTGGTAGATTCAGAAATTGTAATGGAACAAGTAGAGAAGGCACTTACTGTGGCTAAGAAATACAATCTTATCACTACTATGGGCGGATCTGTTAATACCAATAGTGTTGCATGGGTATCTAAGATGCACCAAAAAGGATTGTTGGATAGGTTTGAAACAAGAAAGGTTATAATGGAGGCGTGTTCGGATGAGAAAAAGATGCCATCAGTACTTGAAGAAGCCTTTAAAATTGAGACAACTTTTTTGGATAGAACTTTAGTTAACTATAATTTCGCCAGCAAAGCAGTGTCAGATAGAACAAGAGCGATCAAAGAGAGAGGCACGCCTTGAGTTATCAAAACAAATTTACATCTGATGAGGCTAACGTCATAGCAATAGATTTTGACGGAGTGATTCATAACCATCACTTGGGGTATCATGACGGAACTATTTATGGAGATCCGATTGAAGGCTCTCTAGAATCTATTGAAGCGCTTTTCCACAAAGGGTATGACATAGTACTGTATAGTTGCAAATGCCACCCTGAGCGCCCACTGGTGGACTCTAAGACAGGTATTCAATTGATATATCAATGGCTCGAAGAAAGAGGAGTTAAGAAGTTCGTTAAGGATGTGGTATGGGGAAAGCCTCATGCCCTTATCTATATTGATGATAAGGGATATCGTTTTGAAAACTGGAATTCCACAATATGTTTCTTAAATGAGGAATTTTTTAAAAAAGGAGAAAATAATACCAAAGTTAAATATACCAATTAAATCACTAGAAAGTCTGCCGACTAGCGGCGATTATGAAGTAGCGGTTCTAGCTTGGAACTTTTATGATGAAATAATATTAAGAATCAACCAAAAAGACAGAAACACAACAAACAATAGAGGACATAAGATGAGCACGAACACACAAAAACTATCCAATCAAGCCCTAGGGGCTATTATGATGGCACTACAGGAGTCTCTTCTGAATCAGTTAGATATCGTTCCAATCCTAAAGGGGTTTGAACTAGCGAACTCAAAAGAGGGACTAGTCGTAACTAATCCACCAACTGTAAGGTACGGAGAGGATTCACAAATCTCTACAGATGATTTAAAAAACATGGTAGAATAATGCCAAGGTATCGATTTAAATGCTTAGATTGTCAAGAGATAAGTACCTTTCGCCTTTTAATAGGGCAAGAGCCCGATACCTGCCCAAACTGTGGAGAACAAAGCACGCTACGGAGAGATTTTTCATCCCTTTTTAACATTTCAAATAAAGGATCAACTGGCGGGAATAACGAACCAGTAGGATCTTTGACTAAGGAATATATTGAAGAGAACCGTAAGATCTTAGAACAAGAGAAACAAATAGCTGCAAAGGATGAATATGAGCCGTCTTGAAATAATACTAATAGCCTTACTGATTCTATCATCGGCGTTTAACATCATTGTGTTCGTCTACGCTAGAAGGGCGATTAGTGTTCTTATGACGGCATCCGAAGAACTTGGAGATCTGCAACAGATGATTAACACGTTCTCATCCCATCTCACCAGCATATACGAAATGGATATGTTTTATGGGGATGAGACTTTGCGTGGACTTATGGAGCATGCCAACTCCTTTGTTGATCAGATGGAAACATTTAACTATGTTTACCAGCTTAGTGAAGAAGCCCCAGCAGCGGATCTAGAAGTAGAAGAAGAAACTGAGATAGAGGAGCAAGCATAAATGTCTACCACCACAGTAAGTGATCCAAAAACAACAACAAAGAAAAGAAGACGTAGAACTGCTAGCAAGAAGAATCACTACTTCACGCAAGATCACGAAGACGCAATAGTTGCATATACTAAGACAACTTGTAACCGACAAAGAACAAAATTATATGTAAATTGGATTGGTCCAGCATTTAACGAGATGGTCGACAAGATAGTATTTACATATAAGTTCACAAACTTACCAAACATTGATTATCTTAGAGATGAGTGCAAAGTTTGGTTGATGACGATACTTGACAAATATGATCCTAGCAAGGGGCACAAAGCATTCTCATACTTCTCGGTAATAACTAAGAACTGGTTTATCCATAAGGTCAAAAGACAACAGAAAAGAAACAAGAGAGAAGTTGACTTTGACAATGTATCAAAAACTTATGAAGAAGAGTATCTGTCGACAACAGAATCATATGAGTCGGATAGAGAGGAGAATGAGTTTTGGAAATGCTTTTATGATGAAATGAAGTCTTGGGATTCGAGTCAGATGAAGGACAATGATCTAAGGGTATACAAGGCGGTCTTAATCTTATTTGAATCACAGGACGATATAGAGATCTTCAATAAGAAGGCGATATATCTTTATCTGAGAGAGATAACAAACCTAAACACAAAGCAGATAGTAAATTCACTAAAGAAGTTTAGAAAAAAGTATTCTAGCTTTAGAGACGAATGGGAAGCAGGAAAGATATGAGCAAGAAAAAAGATCTAGACAGTCTGCTTGAAGAAGCGCTCGAAAATATACGTGACGACCGAAAGATATCTAGAGAGTTTCTCAACGAAGTCGCCAATCAAATAGCTAAAGATCCAGATCACAATAAGTACTTAAGCCCAGTCGCAGCGAAACACATAGAAACTCTTCAGCGCTCAAATGAGCAACTAGTGAAGATTATAGCGATTACACAAAAAAATCAACCTAAGAATGCTTCTTTATCGGATGACGAGAAAGATGAATTGTTTGATATGCTACAAGAACAGGATTCATCTTAACAGCAACATAAACTTTTGGTCGAGATATATAGTGATATAAGGAATCCACCAAATTATGAGTATATCAAACCCAACAGAGGGACCACAACTATTAGCGAAGGCGATTAGAGATGCCCATACTGTTGACACTATAGGGGACTTAGTAACTTTCACAGTTAAAGTTATTTCTCCACCAATCTTTCGCTCAGCCGCTGAAGTCGCTGAAATAACAGGTGTGCCCACGACCACAGCCGGTCAAGAGGTTGCTACTGAGGTGGAGCCTGAAAAAATACAGCAGTTTCAAGGACGAATCGAATCAGAATTTTTTATGAGTCCGCATCTGCCAATACCGGATCCATGTAACTTGTCGTATGCAGATTCTAATAATGCTCAACTTGCATTTGCCTACGCAGCGCTGCACACTACCTGCTTTACTCCACTTGGATGGAGCGATGGGCATTTAAAGGTTGGAGACAGGTGCAGAGTCACGATGAGAAAGGGTGACTTCAAGATGGATCTACAATACGCTACTGTAGATTCTTTGCAAAGCTCTTATTTGACTGTTCAAAGCGAAGCTAGCAAAAATGAATGTAGCACATTAGCTAGCTTATTTGGGGATTTTTCTGGAACACTGGGAGAGTTCGAGGTTGGAGATACCAGGGTGTCCAGCAGGGTAAGATTCGGTCCATCAGATAATGACATGGACTCCGCCGAAGAAGCCAGAAAAAGAGAGTTTGCTTGGAATTATTTAAAACAGTTTTTGCCAAATGGAGCCGTTTTAACAAGTGCAGTAAGAACCCAAAAGGATCAAAACAGAATAATTAAGAATTTTGCAAATGATTACGCAAAGCAATACAATTATGAGGGACCACTGAATCCACAAACCGAATCTGATTATGACAAACTGCATAAATTTATCAAAACAAAAAAACCAGATGGACCAGGGCTCATTGTAGGACGCAATGTTGGCAAGGGTCACGGCGCAAAAGAGGGAATCAATGCCTTCGATATATCCGGTGCGGACCTAAATAATATTTGGGCTGCTGTTGAAGATGCAAATGCTCAGTCGGAAATACATAAGAGTCGCGGTGAACCATATGTAATATTTCAGGGACTGAATAAAGGAGGCTCAATTATAGAAAGAAATAATAATGCAGTACATGTTCAATATGATTTAAAAAATGTGGATCCTGGTGATTTCGGCGAAAGATTCGCGCAGTCAGATCTATTCCCATCACTGTCGACCAGTGAGCAAAGTAGCGAGCCAATAGAAGAGTATCCAGAATCTATTTGAGAACTATTTATCATTTAGAATAGGAAAACATAATGGCGAAATATACCGGCTTAGATAAAGAGTTCCTAAAGAACCTAAAAAAGAGCCCCAGCGGTCAAAACAACCAGAGCCTCCAAGCAGACATCGATGCGAGAGATTCAGAAGGGCTTAAGAGAAAGCTTCGCAGTGCTATGGGAACTCTGCCGCCAAATAGTGGTCTAGCTCAAACTGAACCAATGCAGCCAAGGATCAACTTTGTTGCTGGTCCGGCTGAGAAAAGTATATCTTCGAATGATGGTAATGCCGCAATAGTATTGGGATATGATAGACCAGGAACCCTTGCATCAGGCATGGGTGGCAAAGGGGTAGCAGGATCAAACACTATTGATATTGTAGTCGGGCGAATGTCTTGTAAGAAAGACTCTCTATCGAAAGGACTATTGAAGGCAGTTAATCCGTCTTTTGTTTGTGACGCAGCTAGAATATATGTGAGTCAGTTAACTGAAATCGATTTAAACTTCGGTCTATCTCCGGGTATATTGGGTTCTGCCGCTGGAGATGGTCAAAAACTTAAGCCAGGATCCGCCATCGGACTTAAAGCTGATGGTGTCAGAATCATAGGCAGAGAGGGAGTAAAAATCGTAACCGGTCGCACATATGCATTTAAAAATACTGGAGTCAAGGGGGACGTTACGTCCAGAGGAACACCCATTACACAACCTGCTCCTCCTATTGAACTTATCGCAGGAAACAATACTGATGACAGATATGTTTTCGGAGGATTGTATAATCCGAAAGAAAAAGTTAATAATCTTCAAGGAGTTGCAAGAGGTGAATTCACTGCCGACGCTCTTAGAGAAGTAGCCAAACTCCTTGATTTACTCACCGGCGCAGTCGATCGACTGGCATTGATTCAGACTGCAATGAACTCAGTAGTTGGAGTGACAGGTCTTGAGCCGTGGCGAGCAGGGGCAGCCGGCACGACAGTCGCCTCGACAATGGCTTGGATCGAGAGTGCTTTATGGCAGTTGAGGATCCAAAACAATCTATACAATATCAACTATACTTCACCAGTTGGATACAAATATGTGGCGAGCAGAAATGTTTACTCAACCTAGCGGGGAGATGACCTAATGGCAGATTCTAAATATTTAAAATATCAAGATAAAAATCAAGACGGATTAATAGACGTTTGTGATGATGTCGAGACTATTCCGACAAAAAACTGTCCATCCTGTAAGCGTAACCCAAATGCAATTACTCCAAAGTGGAAAACAAAGACAGTTGAAGATCCGTGGTTTAATGAAAAATACTGTTCATTCCAGTGTACCGTAGTAACGTCAGAGCAGTCCTTAATTCCTACAGAGGGTGCAACAGAAGAAGAGTCGAAAGAGTTCCTAAATAGCTTATTTGCAGACAATGCCCCGGCAGCTGTCGAGTCACTGCTCGACAAATTTAATAAGATAGAGACCGCTGAAGTTATACAGAAGCTCACTGAATCGATCGATTATACAAAATACGATCTCAGCGCTCGACCGTTTTCTACTGTCAAACTTTTATATACAATCCCATATGACTTATTTGCTCCAATCGAAGAGCGTCCTGGCACCGATGAAGAGGAAGAAGCAACTGACACTGGTGATGTGGTTGTTGAATACCAAGCCGAGCAAATAAACGATAAACTACTGACAATGAGAAAAGCAATGCATATGTTTTCTCGTTACTACAGGGTTTATAATGCGATTGAAAACGGGGTATTTAAGTTTGTAGACTCCGGAAAGGTTTTCACTAAAAATCAGTTTGATAGGTATGGAGACCCCGGATTTTTTGTCGGCAATTCAAGAATGAAAGATATATTATCCGATTTGGACAGTTGGATGAATGATCGGGGGATGAATATCTTTGGAACTGGTTCACCCAGTTTTTCTAGAGATCGAGCCAAAAGAATAGAGTTCACGGTTAGTTCCGAGTTTAAGCTTAAAAAGATAAAAGTGTGGACAGTTGGTTGCGGTGATAAGCCGAGAGTGTTCGGCGAGAGGAGATTAAATTCTCTTAAGTCTAAGGAATCGTGGAAAGATTCAACCGCTGTCGCTTATTTTATGAGATTAGACGATATCGTCAATTTCCTATCAGCCAGAGTGGAAAGACCCTGGACCGAGTTTATAGAGGAGTACACATACCCCCAAGTTACAGCCGTTTTTGATTACCCAATGGACGAGGAGCCTTCTAATATTCCTGGCGCAACTGCCTCCGCAATAAGCTGCGTAGCTGACGCACTAGCAGAAGAAGGAAAGCAACTCGGTCAAGATGTGGTAGATAGTATCTTCAGCGTTGGAGATGCAGTCGCCTACCAGTTTCATAGGAATATCTGCTATAAAGATAGAGAGCAGCTTATAGACGATAAAACAAATCTAGGGCTAATCTATAAGAACAACCCAACCGGAAGAAATCCAGATAGACAGTCCCTGGATTTTGGAAAGATAATAGACCCGAGAGACAACAAAAAAACAACCACTATTGGGGCTCTAGCTGCTGATCAAGCGTTTAGGGAGATGGAAGATACTGATCAAATATTCGTCCAAATGTGTGCCAGCATGCTACAAGGAGCAGTGCCAGTTACATCTTCGGATGAGTTCTTCAGAGACTTTTACAAATTTGGACTCCAGAAGATAAAAGTCTGTGGTCTTCTCGATATGATGCTTGATTCGATCCAGTGCTTATTCAAGGGTATGTCTTTAGAGGACGCTCTCTCAAGCTCTCTTCGAGCTGCCCTGCGCGCCATGTCAATTGAAAACTTTGGAAAATTGTTTGTTGGACTGCCGCCAAGAAAACAATCAGAATTAGACGCCCTTGTTAAGAGAAAACTAGAGAACAACGATTTGATTGTGAGTGGCACCGGAGCACAGAAACTTTCTGATGCTGTATCCTCTGGGTCAGAATCATATGATAACGACGACATCCCATTGATCGGAGAAGTTGTAATTGTATATCCGTGGGAGGATAGAGAGGTACTTGAATCCGACGATTCATTCGACAGAAACAATAGGACCCTGGCTCAACAGTATGATGTTGGAATAAACTCTGGCAATCGATTGAATCCAGATAAAATAATGGAAGCATACACCTTAGCAATGATTGAGGTATATGCGGACGACCCTCTACAGCTTGTCGATTTGATGAACAAATTCCCAGGCGCAGAAATCATAGCCAACATCATTGCTATTGTAGATTGTCCGAGTGCGCCACTCTTTGATCCAAGCGTTGTGGATTTTATTAAGAGCATTGAGATGCCTTTTTGTCGAAACATTAATGAGATAACATTACCAAGAATGGAAAACCCATTTGCATGGAAGCCAGAAGTAACAGATTGGCCAAGACAGTTGTTTGCTGCGCTAGTAGCAGCAATCTATGCAGCGCTCATACAAGTGATCAAAGCACTTTTAACAAAAGTATGCGAAGTCATTGGGGATGCTATCTGCAAAGCGATTGAATCAAGAGGTGATATGGCATCATCACTTCCAGCTATAGTAACAGGGAGGTCAACATTTTCAGATGTGATAAGAGAGTCTATTTGTGGACCAGATGCGAATGAAGCACAAGTCGATGCAACAATAGCAGAAATGTTTGAAAAGCTTGGTGTTGGAGGGGCTGCATTATCTGATTCGGAATCTGTGAAGAGTTTTACAAATGATATATCAAATGCAGTTACCAGAAGAGAAATGCTAGAAGCGTTCAGCGGAACTGCTAGCAACGACTTTCTTGATGTTACTCACACAATATTAGTTAATCAATATCCTCAATTTGCTGAAGGTCTCGGTTCAAAGCAATCCCTATCAGATTTCTTTGAAAACTGCGGAAACTTATTTCCTGTTTCAGTCCGAGGCGCTATTCGTGATTTGCTTAATGCCCTTCCCGCAGTTGATGATATGCCGGCAAATCCATCTTTATGTGCAAACCCAGAAGACCTTGATAACTTTAAAGATAGAAGATGTACCCTACTGTCTGGTCGAGCCACTCCCGAGCAGTGCGATCAAATGTTTAAAGAAATGCAAGATGAGATGATCGAAGATTTGGATCAATTAAACAACGTCCTGCAAGGTGGCATACCAGCAATGCTGGAGGATGCCCTCCCTCCACTAGTCTCGACCCCCGGCTGTGATGATGGGTTAATACCATTTGAATCGGAGGATTCAGTTAGCACAGCATCTCAGACATTAGCTCAGAGTATGGAACAGTTAAAGATAGATTTCTCCACAGATATGATTGGTAATGGACCCGGTAAATCCAATTGGGGCTTAATGAATCTGATTTTATCTGATACAAGCGGAGCACCCCTGACTGCACATATGAGGAATGAGTTCCTTCGACCAGATTATGTTGATTTGGTCTCAAATGTGGATGCCCCCGACAATTTGATTGAAGCCATCTTTATGAACCCAAGACCAACTGAAGCCCAGAAAGGTCAGTTTCCAGGTTATGTTGCGGAATGGCTCCAATCTCAAATGTCAGATCTAGCCCCGGAATTTTCGTCCAACAACGAATGGAGCCCAAAGAAGATATATAAGAAGAGTTTCAGAGAGCTTGGTGTTGATCCATACTGGGGAGGGTTAAATCTCCTCTCCCTACCTGATTTTGGTTACAATGTAAAAGTTCTACCAAATATGGAAGAGCAAGAGGTAAGGATCATAAGGAAGGGTCGCAAAAAGAAAGCAGATATATCTCTATTCTTTGAAGATAACAGTCAAGGTAGAAAGTCACTAGGAGAGACGGAAGAATATGAATACGGATTTAAAGTAAACTTTTTCCTATCAGATCTTGAGACAAGAAAGGACAGTTCAGATAACAGCGTTGTTGTTAACCAACCAACAGACAATGTTAGAATTTCGATTGTAGACTATTACAGGTTTGCTCCATTGTTAGACCAAAATTATAAAGGGATGAGTAAGGACCAGAGAGCTAAAGCTAAAGAAGAATTCAAGAAAAGACTAAAAGAAGGGGTATCGCTAGTCAAGGATCGAAGGTTTGAATTTTCATCTGTTGACGACACTCTATCAGATATCCAAATTGAAAACTATCCAGAGTTCTTTCAAACACAGAAAGCTGCACAAGAATACCTACCTCAGATCATTATGTTATCTGAGATGATATCACTATCGCCGGCGGAAATAAAACCATCATATGACTCTATTATGAGTAATATTTTCTCCTCCTTAATAGAAGAAGTTGCTGGAACTACTGATGATTTTGGTGGACCTGCGAAAGCAGCATGGCAGTTCGGGGCTCAACTTGATGATTTGAACTCTGATGACTTGGATTATGTTGTAAGGTCTGGAGATACCTTATCACCAGCAGGCACTGAATACGGCGAAGCCGAAGTAACTGATTATGATTCCGATGGAAATCCTGACGGCACCCGAGATATTGAGAATGACGATATGCTTATGGGAATAAGCAGAATGCAATACGAAGAGACTCAGGGCAGTGGAAGAAAAAATAGAGTTTTCTATCTTGATCCGATGACATATGGTGGAAACTATATAAATCCTCCAATATATATTAAACCTCTTGAAAACAAAGCTTGGCTAGGTTTCGTAGATGTTATGTTCCCAGAAATCAGCCCGTGCAAGCCTTCTCGGACTGACATCGTAGATTTCGAAGACCTTAGCGAGGAGGTCTCAAAATCATATGAAAGTATGCCAGAAGACCAGAGACTTAAATCAGATCCAGACTGTATAGTTGAGAAGCCGTACAATAGAGTATTAGAAAGATATTCAAAAGCAGGAATCCAGGGATTAATAAAAGCAGCTTGTCGAGTTTATTCTAGCACACACTTTGTCAAGTCGCTGGCGACATTCACTACTTTTGCACCAAAGTTCACAGAAACATATAGTTCTATATATGCAGCATACGTGGTTGAAAATATGGAAGCATCTATGAAGGACTCTCAAGGAGCTGCATGGGAGATAAGCACATTTAAGGACGAAGAGTTCTGGTATGCTTTCCTAGAGCAGTCTGTCCAAACATATGCTAGGCTTGTGGACGATGGAACAATCATCGACCCGCCAGATTCTGTATTACAAGCACTATTTAGATTGAATGATGCTCAAGACGAATATAGATTTCCATATAGAGAAAACTTAAAAGCAGCTAAAGAGACAGGAGCAGCCGGAACATTTCGAACACTGAAAAGCTGGAGATACGAAAAGAACCTAGACGCAGTTAGGGCAACAGAGGAAGACGCAAAGCTTGTTTTGAAAGAGATGGTAATCACAGAATTAAACTATATGGGAGAACGCTTTGTAGAAAATCTAGGCGAGGTCGGTATGGCTCCAAAGTTTACAGATATGGATTATTACCTTATGAGCGAACTGTCAACCGGTGGAGGAAGCCTTGACTTGGACAAAGAAATAGTTGAAACAGCGACTTCTTTGCCTGATTCTGGAGAGGAATTATACACCAACGGAGCAGAACTTAGCACAAGTGACGGCATACCTTACATCGGGTATTATCACGTGCATACTGACCAAGACGGTAATGTCATTTATATGGAAGGAGAGTACCATTCAGACACATTGCATAATGAATTAAACGTATACGCAGACAAGATAACAGTACCGATAGGAGATGTGGCAGCCTTGGGCTCAGTTAGTACATCAACTAAGCCATTTATGATAGAGAAGTATATTAGTGTTAACGGAGTTCGTTATGCTCCCGACGAAGCTGTTGAAATTATAAAAGCGAACGATCCCGATCTTAACATATCTGATGTGTACCCTGGAGACATCGAGTTGGTTTATGCTGATGAGGTAAAAAAGAACTTGTATGGAGAAGCAGCACCGATCAAAACAATCAACAGGTACGAATATACAGATCCAGACTCAGCGCCAGTTATTGGAAGCGGATATCCGGAAGGCTCTTCAGATACAAGAGTGGTTGGAATAAAGGGAAACTTGGGAGTGAGATATGGTCTTAAGTTCTCGGTTATTGTTGACGGAATACCTAGAGAGGTAACATCTGCAGAAGTCGATGCATTAGATCTTAAGACTTCACAAATGCCATCTCTAGAAGGAAACACAAAACTTCTCTACTGCCTACTTAAGAACCTAAAAGATGATGAGAAATTTGGGTTAATCGCAAGATATATTTTCCCACTACCAAAGGTAACAGCCACTGTCGCAATATATAATGATATGGGATTTTTGCCATCGATTGGACAACTTACCACTGACGAGGGAGCCAATCAATCTGGTGTCGATGATATATCTGACAAACCAGGAGCTAGGGTCATTATAGACGATGACACCGGCGAAGTTGTCTCGTATGAGGCAACCCCTGGCTGGCAGCATATTGATGATCGTCCAAGATTTACACCATTTACAAGAATGTGGGATGAGTGGGATCAAGTCTTGTTAAGAAATTCAAAGAGTAGAATAAAGAAGAGCTTTAAAACACTGTACAACTTGAGAGACTTTAAGCCAGGAAACGATGATAGTGCGACCGGAGCAGCAAGGACTGTGGTAAACAATCTCAAGTCAGCAATGAAAGAACGTCCAGCTGTCGGACTGCTGCCATGGTGGAAACGATCGAAGCTTAGAAGCAACCCGTTTGACTCTAAGGGTAAATTATGTGAAAAAAAGTAACCAAGTGATATTTACTAGGAGGAATTTGCTGTGTCATCAATCGGAGTAGCGTTACCAATAGAGAAGGATAGTGTCGACGGGTTCGCAATGCTTAAGGGTATTCGCGACACCGTGAAGCAGAATTTAAAGATGCTGGTTTTAACAAATCCCGGCGAGAGAGTTATGGAACCCGAGTTTGGAGTTGGTATAAAACGTTATTTATTCCAAAACTTCTCAGAAAATATCCAGTCAGACATAAAGCAAAGAGTAACCAGACAAGTGGCGATATATATGCCGGCTGTTCGAATAGATTCAGTAAACTTTCTTGGAAGCAACCCGGACACCAACTCACTATCAATGTCGATAATATACTCTATACCAGATATTGGGGTAAAAGATTTGTTAGAATTTACTATTTAGCTTTTGAGGCATATACATGTCAGACGACCAAAAAAATAACTTACCGATAAAATACACAAGTCGAGAGTTCTCCTCAATCAGAGAAGATCTGCTTGAACTAGTTGAACGCTTCTATCCAGAAAACTTTCAAGACTTTAGTGAAGCCTCGTTCGGAGCTATGATGTTGGATGCAACTGCTTATGTCGCAGATCAGATGGCTTTATATATTGACTTCAATGTTAACGAGTCCTTTCTTGATACATCCTTTCAACTAGAAAATGTGCTCAGGCACGGTCGAGTGCTAGGATATAAAGATCCAGGTAGACCATCGACTACAGGCATAGCTTCGATGTTTGTGTTGGTGCCGGCATCTTCAACGGGTATGGGTCCGGATTCTAAGTACATCCCGATAGCATCAAGGGGAACCTCTTTCACTACCAATACTGGGCTGGCGTTTATCTTAACTGATAATATCGATTTCAATGATCCGTCCAACGAGGTGGTGGTCGCTAGAGTAGACAACACTACTGGCGCGCCAACCCACTATGCAATCAAAGCAAATGGGAATGTTATATCTGGTCGCTTTGGGCAGAAAGAGATTACTATTGGTGCATACGAGAGGTTTAAAAAAGTCTCACTGAGTGCCGCCAACTTATCCGAAATAATCTCTGTGTTTGATCAGGAGGGCAACGAATATTTTGAAGTCGAATACTTGTCACAAGATATGGTATTCAAAGAAATACCAAACGTAAACTTCAAAAACGATAATGTGCCCTCTATTATAAAGCCTCTTTTGGTTTCTAGAAAGTTTGTTGTTGAGAGAACTCGCAACGGTGTTATGCTTCAGTTTGGCAGCGGAGACCCCGCTGAGTCTAATGTAGTGGCGCAACCACAATCAGTAGCAATGAACGCATTTGGTAAAAGCTATACTAGCGATACTTCATTCGATCCAACAAGGTTAAGCAAAAACAATAATTTTGGTATCGTGCCAGTCAATACAACACTGACTGTATTATATCGCTCAACAAACCCGAGTAACTCCAACGTCGCAGTTGGGAATTTAAATAAAGTCACCAATGCAAGACTAAGGTTCAACGATGAAAGCACTCTAAGCCCCACTTCAGTGACACAGATTATTAATTCTTTTGAAGTTTCTAACGAAACCCCGATTGTGGGAGATGTATCAAACCCATCGACAACGGAAGTCAAGAGAAGGATCTATGATACATTCCCAACACAGAACAGGGCTGTAACTCAGTCGGACTATGAAAGCATTGCCTACCGCATGTCTCCTAAGTATGGATCAGTAAAAAGAGTCAGCGTACAGAAGGACCCAGACTCCCTAAAAAGAAACCTAAACATGTACGTTATTTCTGAAGATTCTTTTAAGAAACTAACCAAATCGAACAATACAATCAAAAATAATTTAAAAACTTGGTTAAATGATTATAGAATGATTAACGATACGATCGATATCTTAGATGCTCATGTGATAAACATTGGTATTGATGTGATGGTTAAGCCAGTTTCTGGTGTATCGAGAGCAGATGCTCTTGATGATTCTCTTAGAATTATCAAAAGTATGTTTGAGGAAGGGTTTTTCATCGGAGAGCACATGTACATAAGTGACATTTACTCAAAACTTAAAGAGTCTCAATCGATCTTAGATGTGATCACAGTGAAGATAAACTCAAAAACAGGCGGAGAATATTCGAATATCAAGTTTGATATCAACTCGAATACATCTCCCGATGGCACTTACCTGATTTGCCCAAAGAATGCAATATTCGAAATTAAATACCCAGATGTAGATGTACGAGGAAAGGTTAGATAATGCTTAAGAGATATACTGCTTCCGCTGATACTACAATAGTCAATGCCTATCAGCCAAACTTGACTACACGTGGAACTGGCTCAAATGCTGGCTTAGCTGACGTTTTAGAGACATTCTCTATATACGGACGCCAACAGGCTAGCAGCTCAACTTACCAAGGATCTCAAGAGTTATCTAGAATCTTGATTAAATTCCCCACTGAGGGGATCTCTGCAGATCGTCTCGCCGGCACTGTCCCTGCTAGCGGGAGTGTGAAGTTTTATCTGAAATTACACAATGCAGAACAGAGCAAGACTGTCCCACGTGATTTTAAGCTTGTAGTTCATCCTGTCTCTCGTTCTTGGCAAGAGGGAGTAGGTCTTGATCTTGAGGGCTACGCAGATCTAACAAAAGGGAATCCAGGGGCGAATTGGATGTCTGCATCCAACTCTTCTGCTTGGACAAAAGTTGGAGGGGATTATATAACAAACACAGCATCGATAAATCAAATACAAACGTTCGAGACAGGACTGGAGGACTTAGAAGTTGATATATCAGAATTGGTCGAGAGGTGGCTGGCTAGTACGGTTGATAACTACGGTGTCGGTATATACCTCTCCTCTAGTTATGAAGCTTACTATTCTGGATCTGGTGGTACTGATGATGGTAGCATATTAAATAATCTTGATGGTGCCACAAAATCATATTATACAAAGCGTTTTTTCGCACGTGGAACGCAATATTACTTTAAAAAGCCGGTTATCGAAGCAAGGTGGGATTCAACCACGCAAGATGATAGAGGAGATTTCTATTACAGTAGCTCCCTTGCACCAGCAGCAGATAACTTAAATACAATATATCTGTACAATATCATTAACGGAGCCCTGACGAACATTCCAAGTATCGGAACAGGGGAGATTTTAGTTAGCCTGTATTCTGGATCCGCAGACAACTCTGCTCCATCTGGTTCTAAATTAACGTTATACGATGGAAATACAAATATAACAGGAGGCTGGGTATCTACCGGTTTATACTCTTGCTCTGTGGGCATCAATTCCTCATCGACCACTACACTCTACGATGTATGGCACTCCGGAGCCACAGAATTCCATACAGGGACAATCGTGCCAGAAGTACGTTCGGCAAACTTCTCTACATCTGAGAAGACATATTATTTGAATATAACAAACTTACAGAATGCATACAGAAATGACCAACTAACGAGAGTTAATCTGTTCGTTCGAAATAAGTTCTGGCAACCAACGATCTATACAGTCGCAAACAATACCGTTGAAACAACAACGATTCACAGTGCTTCTTACCGAGTTATCCGGTCTCTGGATAATCTGGAAGTAATACCGTATGGTACTGGTTCTGATTTGCACACTTTACTTTCATACGATTCTAAAGGGAATTATTTTGATTTCGATATGAACTTGTTAGAATCTGGATATGAATATAAATTCAAATTTGCTTTCTATGATCCGATAACCAACTCATGGAAAGAGCAAAACGAAGATTTCAAATTTAGAGTAGAGAGTTGAGATAAATAAATATGAGCATTAAAAAACTATTTTCACAACACCGAACAGACTCTCGCGACTATTCTGATTACGCTGATGATAAGACGACTTTCGATTCAGTTGAGTCATCCAGAAATGCAAGTGAAATCTCCATAGAGAAGAATACCTTTGTCCCACAAGTAGATTATTCTCAACCGCACAAGTTTGCCAAATTTGGATCAGCAGAACTTTACTACAGCGGTGCGATGACGCATATCATCGATTACTACCCATATGACGGGTCTGATGCAGAAAAGAATAAATTCTATAATGGCTTGATGCCAGTTGAGAGATATATCTTTGATAAGAAATATCCTCGATTTAACGGCTATGGTATCTTAAGCGCTACTGGCTGGGGAACCGGCACAGTAACTGCAGATGGTTATGGTCAACCTAACACGAAAGAGTATATCATATTCAAAGGTGGACCTCACGGAACGTCTGGATCTCTATCTTCAATAGTCAACAATCCATATAACAACAAGTACCAAAACGCCAACATATACGATACCTCGTTATACACAACTGCGGGTCTTCCTTCAGATTACGGACAAGGTACCAGAGAATCAAACCTGAGAACCAATTTTGACACCGGAGTCACAGTTGAGTTTTGGCTTAAAAAAGATGCGTTCAATAATTCGCTAAGCGAGAAAGAAGTAGTCTTTGACCTATGGAACAGCGGATCTTCTGGTTCTGCTGGATACGGTAGGCTAACTCTCGCACTAACAGGGGCGGCTTCCGGCAGTCCATTTATAATCACAGCGCAATCTGGAACAGTCTCTGCTTCTGTTTCTAACAGCAGCATCGGAGATTCACTAACAACAGGATCCTTGTCCGCTTGGCATCACTATGCATTTAGATTTTACAATACAGGAAGCAATCTTGTTGCAAAGTTATATGTAGATGGAAATCTAAACGACACAAACACATATGCTTCCAACACACTCGGAGACATTACATCCGGTAGTATGCTAGCAACAATTGGCGCGCTTGTTGGACCCCCTTCTGGCAGTACTGCGATCAGAGGAGACGGAAAACTATCTGGCTCTATTGATGATTTTAGATTTTGGAAAGCCAGCCGCAACTCAGAACAGATATCAGTAAATTACTTTGATAATGTTGGCGGAGGTTCGAACACTGATATCTCAAATACGACTTTGGGGGTTTATTACAAATTCAATGAAGGTATAACTACAGACAGCACAATTGATAGCACGGTGCTAGATTACTCTGGCAGAATATCCAATGGTGTTTGGGTTGGGTATGGAGAATCCTCAAGAAATACAGGATCCGCTATAGTCCTTGCCGGCGCTGCTACAAAAGAATATAAAGAGCCAGTGGTGCGAGCCGCACACCCGGATTACATTACATTAAACTCTAATCTAATAACCTCTGGTTCAAATCACGACGTTAATAATAACTCATCATTCCTCAACTATGCTCCATCTTGGGTGTTAGATTTACACGATGAGACCGAGAATAAAAACTTAAAAATTATCTCTCACATGGTCGGAGCGTACATGGATAAAATGTACTTGCTTGCGGCACAGATTCCGACATTTAAGCAAGTAAACTACACGACTGCTTCTCATGCTCCTATTCCATTTGCATCACACTTGCCAACGTCACTAGGATTATATGTACCAGACTTATTTGTTGACGCAACAATACTAGAGAACCTATCCGACAGAACAAAGACAGAACATTTTGAATCAAAGCTAAATGATACAAAGAACTTAATATACCTCAATCTTTATAATAACCTAACAAACATTTACAAATCGAAAGGCACCGAGAAAGCCATTAGAAATGTGATGAGGTGCTTTAACTTAGACGACGAGTTGATAAGCATAAAGGTATATAACAACAACTCACGATACACAATCAAAGATAATCTTAAGCAAACTGTTGTAGAGAAAACTGCTATTAACTTTGACACTGCGGATAACAACAGTGCCATCGTATACCAGAGAAAGAACACTTTAAACTCAGACTCTTCTGGATTTATTTCTGGATCGCAGGGAGATGGTGCATATGGTCCGGAGGAGCACAACGGAGCAACTGCGGAAGTCGACATTATCTTTCCAAAGTATCTTAAGAACAAAACGACATTCGATAGAGACTTTATAACAAGTTCTATATTCGGAATACACACAGTCGATACAGGTTCAACAGCAACAAAAGATGGTACAGATACCACTTTCCTTGCTTCCGATCTCGCTAACTTCCAAGTGTTAGCTTTGAGGGACAAGCTGGGATCCAAGAATGTATATTTCAAATTAACGTCTTCGTATTCTCCGTATCCATTACCTGAGCTTACCAGTAGTACATTCTTTAATGTATATGACGATTCTAGGTGGAACCTATCAGTCAGAATTAAACCAAAAGACTTTCCGATTGCTGGAATGGTATCAAGTTCATTATCAAATACTTATGATGTTATATTCAGAGGCGTAAACACTGAACTGGGCGTTGTAAAAAATACATTCGAACTATCTAGCACAATCGTAAATGCATCGGGTTCTGGGCTACTTAGAGCGCCAAAGAGGCTATATGTTGGTGCTTCTCGCACCAACTTAACAGGTGCAGTCATCCACAAGACCGATATCGAAGTATTGAACGCTCGATATTGGACGAGATTCATCAATACCGCTTCGCTCGATTTACACTCTTTCGGGAAAGAAAACTCTGGAATTCAAGATTCCTATATGAATATTTCCCCAATTGATGTTGTTGGTGCTACTGGAGACCTAACAAACAAGCAGACTTTAGCCCTTAACTGGACATTCAACAATGTAACCTCGTCGACTAACGCCGGCACATTTACTGTTCAAGATTATAGCTCTGGTTCTTCGGAAATGAGAAGCAACTATGGTTGGCTAGGCACAATTGCTGGATTCCAACATTCTGGGTATGGATACTCGTTTGCCACATCATCGACTTCGGTGGTCGAACAGCGTCGTATTAACTCTTTTAGGTTTATAGATCCAGAGCAATCTGTCGCCTCTGATATGATTAGTATCTTAACCGAGGATGATGAGGTATTCGGAGTAGAAAAGATCTTGCCAAGTTACACATACTCTATAGAAAAGAATATGTATGATGCGATCTCTTCTGAGATGATCAACTTCTTTGCCGGCGCTATTGACTTCAACCAGTTGGTGGGAGCGCCGGTCAACCGCTATCGAGACAGATATAAAGAGATCGAAAAGCTACGAGAAGCATTCTTCAAAAGAGTAACAACTGTTACAGACGTTGAGAAGTTTATTGGATACTACAAATGGTTTGACGATGCTCTAAGTACAATCATTAAGCAGCTGATGCCGGCATCCATCGATGGCATCGAAGATGTGAACAATGTTATTGAAAGTCACGTATTGGAGAGAAACAAATATCAAACCAAGTTCCCGACGCTAGAATCAAGAACACCAGAGCCTGCCGGCGCTGTATACGGACGCTCAGAGGCAAGTTACCCATACGCAGTAGGCTTCTCACCCCCTCCGCAGTCTCCAAGAGATACAAACGTTAACGAGGTGTATTGGAAGAACCGCGCAGAGAGATCCGCAGCCGAAATCAGTTCCGGTGACGCAATCATCGATGCACAACGTGAAACATTCAGAAAAGTTATTAACACAGTACCATTCTTAAGCAGTACTATTGAGCAGCTATCTGATGCTGGAACACCCTATGCTGATCCAAACTCCTACAAGCGCCGCCGTCTTGTTCGGAGCTACATCTACGATACTAAGCAAACTAAGATTATCAAGGGTGGTATAAACTTTACAGATAAGAAAAATATCCACTTTACTTTGAACTCTCTGCATCCCGCAGGAAAGATAAATACAGAAAGCGGCAAGATTGTCCCACAAAATGTTTTGCTCTCCTTTATGTCTGATTTGGTTCAGGATTTTAAGTCGAACGATCCAAGACCAGAAAACATTGTTGATAAGAGATACCTTAAGGTTCTGAGCGGCAAAGAATATGAAGAAGGTTTGGGGTATTCTAACCTCAAGTCCTCCATGGCTTTCCCTTTCAATATCATTAGTTCCTCAAACCTAGTCAATACCGGATATCAAAAAGAAGTATACGAGAGACTAACAGGAGCCCAGATACAGATTGTCAACTTGCACAATGATGTATATGGACCAGATATGGAGGTTCCGATGCAGGGACCTTTCACCGATTACGCAGTTGGTGGTCACCAATCTCGACACATTAGATTGTCAGATGGTACAGAAACTTGGTTCACCAGACCAGAAGCTTGGCGAATTATGCTTGGTACCTGTACTGACATCGCATCTGGAGCTATCGGAATGGTTGGTCCGGATTATCCCAATAACGATGATTACATAGCAGCAAGACCATACCCAGACACTCGCCCACAGAAAGCCATATACTATCGTGATCACGTTGCAAAGCGCCCGGTCAACTTTAAGAACATAAGGTTAACAACCGGCTCCACGATATTAGGTAACTATAGAGAAACATACGAATATGTCCAAACAGTAGGCGCATACTCTAACCCGAGACACTTTGTCAATAATCAACCGGTGTTACCTCCTACAGCAAACCAAGGTTTAGCTACAAGTTCAACATCTGTACGCACAATCTTAGATGTTCACAGAACAACAAACGGACACATCCCTCTATCTGAGGAGTATTCGACAAGTTATCTAACTGGTGCCGCAAATAAGTCTGTAATCATATCTAGATTTAGTGCTCCAGGCGGAATAGAAGTACAAACTCGCGGATATCAAGATATCAGGGCATCAGAGTTTTCAGTATACGGTGGGTTAGCATACAGGAACCTTTCAGTTCTTAAGCCATCACAGGGACCATCTGGTACAATCTCAACCCCTGCAACGTCCGGCGATACAACAAATATTCAAGTTTATGACATTCACGGAAAAGATTACGGATTATATTCTCATCTTGCGCGCCACACTGCAAGGTTTGGTCGCGATTCTCTCTTTGTCGATTCTCCCGGCGCATCATATAATGAACTCCCTGGTTTCCATAAAGTCCACAGAAACAACTTAGATCTTGTAAGAATATCTGGATATGTCGGCAATGTTCCGACATATGCGACAAGATCCTCAAATGATAACTTTAGCGTACAACATCAGATCCCTAGATCCTCTAAGCAGTATGCTTGGATTACTCAGTCTTTGGTTTCAGATAATGGCTGGTTAGGATTTACTCCAGAGAATTATTTGGTCAAGGGCACAGAGATTGGACTACTAACGAATTATTATACGTCACCTTACAGTTTCCTTAGTTCAAGTGAGTACGGCAGCTACCACACTTCTATTTCTAATGAAAGAAAGTTTGGTCAAACACCAAGTCAAGTCTCAGCTGTTGGACCGTGGACTGGCTTGATCCCATCTGTTACTCACTTAAACTTGAACGTTCACGAGCCAATAACATCTAGCACTAATGTCTTAGGGTACCCAAGTACAGTTCCGGTCGTAGCGGACCCTCCGAGCGCAGCCAGTCAGACTCAATACCTAAACACCCAAGGAATCATTGACGAGAGACATTCAAAGCTTGCAGCAGTTCCTGCTTTCAACGCACTGATGTTTAAAAGAGGTAACCAGTATGGTTTCCCGTCTTGGAAACAGTTGCGACAAGACAGTCACCCGATCGTTAGAGATGAGAGAATAAATAATAAAATTTCAATTGCTGGCTTGAGTGGCTCAAACAGTAACATAACCATCTATGACTTACCCCCTATATCCAACCGTGGGCGACCTAACACGATTAACTTTCAAGTGTCTGGGGCAAGTGCGATATACACGATAAGATCAACTGCAGAGAACGAGAAAATATATTATAACTCAGTCGACATGAATAATCGATTAGCTCCGTCTTTCAGTTCCTTCTCTACTCCAGATATCCAGTTAATGCACTTAGGAAGATCAACGGGCTACTTGCTTAACTGGGTTATATATTCTCAGCAGCTTTTCCCCTCGATTAGGAACGAATTCTTATCCTCATCCACAAACAAGACTGGATACGATAACCTGTACTGGAGAGATAGCAGAACTGATAGAAATACGACTGATACTGAGACCTCTAGATTTGGAACCCCCGCCGGCTCTGTAACTGCAGTAAACAGTGCAGGCATCTACGTAGCACAGAGTTCTTGGCCGCTAGACGCTCCAAATAACTTCCTAAGCCGTACAGAGCCTATTCTCACAAATGGAACAGTCACAGCTAGCACATTTGGGGATACACTAAGATTCAACTCGCAATACGCTGGAGAACTACAGAACCCATACCTAGGATTCTTGACCGGCGCATATTTTGCAGACCTGTACGCATCCTCCTCTGTTGGAACTGACGAAGTTGATGACTGTTTGGACTCGCTATTGATCGGTCGACAGGCGGCAGCAGGTGCTCTTTACGCCAGAAAACACATTATACCTACTCCGATATCCACCCGCGCCCCATATGGACCATCACTACCCTACGCTTTCCAAAGTTCATCGATGACGGTGCAGGATGTAGAAAGAGCAATATCCGGCAATGCTAATTATAGCATTGACATCGGAGGCGGCGAGGCTTACTGGGATGCTCCGACCAAAGCTGGTTATGTTGGCTACGATCAAACAAATAAGACGCAACTATTCATCTTAGCTCCATCAGAGCCCTGGTTTAATGATTACGACGATTTTAAGTACGAACTCAAGCTAGCTGCAAAAGGATTCGCAGTAATACCAGAATACAGAATCAGCGAAAACCTAACAGAATATGAAAACTCTGATGGTGGATATAACCCTTATCAAGATCTTGGATTAGAACTGCCACACACCTCTGAAAACTCTAGGGTAAATGACAAATTCTATATAACGTATTCTAACTCAGAATTCTTGCAAGACTTTTTGAAAATTAAGAACGAATCTCTCTTAAATGCAACAGAGATAATGGTCTCTTGTACTGGAGCTATTCGCTTTAATCCATACAAGGGGTTTTATCCAGCACAGCGTACACTAGATCTTGTTAGTCAGTTTAAAGATTCTCACTATAATAACGTAATATCCAGCCTTTGCGCGGCTACTTCCTCTTTGGTTATTGGCGGTGGACCATCTGGGTCTGGAATAACTGAGATGCCCCCTGGCGTGATTAGCGGGACATTGTTGCATCCCAACATGTCTGGAGCTTCCGGACTAGCAAGACCATTTATGACAAAGATGTTCTCGCCAGGACTGATGTTCAATACGATCAAATCAGGAATGGCAGTTGATTATCCGATTGTAATGAAGCCTTCCAAGATTAGTCGCACACAGTTTAAGGTTTCAAAGTCTGGACCTGATCTATACGAAGAGTTATATTCAGTATCTATGCTGACAGACACGAGCACGGAGTCAACTAGTTTTTTTGATAAGAGGTTACCATTTGAGACGCTAATCGAGCCAAAAAAACATCTGCAAGGCTTGAGCTTTTACGATATGGAAGCGCATCCATCGGCATCTATGCCGTATGTAACTTGTTCGTGGGTGCCGGGAGAATCAGACGAATCGTACAATAGTATATCAAGAAACTTCTTCGGCGCTGTCCCCTCTTTCTTCCTCAAGGATCAGGAGTTTGCTAGCATTAAGTCCGAGCCCATTTCTGAAACGTTTAGGTTTGGAGAAAACGAAGTCTATATGATGCGAGTTAAGATGGAGCGCTCGACGACTGGTCCGAGAGTCTACACAAATGAAGTGGATGGTCTTCTGAACAATGTTGCAAGTATAGCCAGCTCCTCAGAAGAGAATGTGTTTACTAAGTTTGGAGCAAAAGCTTACATTGGCTCAGATTACAGTAGCACGAGATACTTCCCAGTCCCACAGGATCCAAGATACTCGATAGGTTCTGGTAGCTCTGTTAGCTTTAAAGAGACGTTTACGATGTTTAGTAGACCAAGCGCGTTCGGTCCAGATCTCGCAGGTCGACCAAGCCCAGTACTGACAGTCGGAAGTTTCCCGCAGCCATATCATTTTGCCGGCACTTTTGACAGTATTAGTGGATTTAACCCAGCATATACACCGGCTTACACAAATGGCGAGGCATGGTGTGACTTAGTGTTCCGACCGACTTCTTCAGTAGATTATAACTTAGAAAAAATAATGGCTGAGTGTAAAAAAGTTCTTTGGAGATTCGATGCAGGTCGACCCATTACTGGCAGTATGACAGGATCCACTGCAGGAACCGGCTTCGGTTACCGTAGTTTAATTTACTCGAATAATGCACTTACCGGAGGTCTTCCGACTGCCCCATACGATGGAAAACTGATTAACTCAAGTTCGATGCAAATAGACGCCAGTCTAAACTTATTCGGAATAGAGACAACAGAATTCACAGTGAAGGATAGGCAAGGACTTGTCCAAGAAAGTCGCCCTGGTACAACTGTCGGCAAACGATGGGTTATCCGCCCTAAGTTTGAGACTCCGATGATGAACTTTTCTGATTCAGGGTTGAACCCCATTAGTGGAAGTACGATTCCTTCCGCTCCCGGCATCAATTTATCGCTTCCCGCAAACTTTGGTGGAGAATCAGTACCTCACGGTATGTGGCATCAGTATGGAATTCCGCCGGAGGATGCATCGAAGGGAATCTTTATTAGTATCGAAGACGTACCAAAGAACTGGCTGCAAAACCATTATGATGTGATCGAGAACGCAAGCTCCTACAACAATGGTACTGCTGATTCAACATTATACAGGAACGTCAAGTCCTTGGCAGATCTCGTTGGATTCAATACAGAAAATAAGAAGCGCCTAGGTGAACTTAAGGAGAATGCCAAGCTTAGAGAAGCGGTCGTAGCTATCCCATACATCACACAGAGATCGCAGCCAGATAATGAGAGTGAACCACAGAAAGAGCTGGGTCAAACTAGTAAATTCTTTATCTCTATCCCCCAGGAACGCTACAAGGCTGCTCAAAAACAATCTTACGGGACTGCCACCGGAGACAGTTTTGAAACAGCAGGATCCAGCTTAAGCAAGCAATTGCAAAAAATGGATAGATATGTATTCCCCCCACAACTTGACTTTATAAATAATCCTGAAAACGCAGTCGATCCGTTTGTAATGTATATATTCGAGTTTGAGTACGATCTGGATAAGTCGGATCTATCCTACATCTGGCAAAACATAGCACCGAGAGACTATAAGAAGATGAAGATCGAAAATCAGTCAATTGCTCACGAACTCATGGATGCGGAACTATTGAATGAAACAGTGCTGGAAGAAAACCAAAACTTGAGATGGATGATATTTAAGGTTAAGCAGAAGGGGCAAGATGACTATTGGGACTATGTTGATACGCAGGCTCAAGAAAACCTTCGCCCAAATACAAAAATTGGATTAGAAGAAGCACCACAATACCAAATGAAGTACAACTGGCCATATGATTATGTTTCTTTTGTTGAAATGGCAAAAATCAACGTTGACATCAAGTATTCTCAACCAAAAGAAGAGATAGGCAATAGAAAAATGAAGAAGAAAAATGCCAAAATAGATGACGGGAACGAAACAAATATGTATTCAACAGCCAGGGGCACACCCAAGATCAAAGCTCAGCCCTCCCAAAATAATATCCCAAGTACTGTCAGTAGAACACTGCTACCCTCTGGAGAGAATAACTGATGGCTAAATTTCTAAATAAAAAAGAACAAGTTATTGATTTTAAACTTACTTCTTATGGAAATTATTTGCTGTCTCAAGGTAGATTCAAGCCGGAAATGTATGCATTTTACGACGATAATGTAATTTACGATGCAAGTTACGTCGGATTGACAGAGAAACAGAACGAGATTCACGAGAGAATAAAGAGCAATACGTCTTATATTGAGAGTCTAGTTTTGTTTGAAGACGTGGAAGACCAAAACATTCCATATACCTCGACAACCGGAGAAGCTTTCGCTGTAGATATGGATGCAACAGCAGTCAACCCGAGAAAAGACACCTTCAGATACGATTCGATGATTGGCGATGCTAGACTTGAGGCTGACACCCAGTCTGCCCCAGCTTGGAAAATAGTAACATTAGACGGAGAGATATCCTCTTCTCAACAGAAAGACACAACAAACGATATAATGGTCCCGCAAGTCAATATGACGATGACGTACAGAAAGAAGATAAAGAACAGTTCGCAGTTATCCTCAGACCAGAGCGAAGGTAATATTTTTATAGATGATAAATATATAAAGATAGAACCGGACGATCTAATGATTTACGCAGAAGAGTTAAACACAATCTTACTGAATGAGAATTTTGATATCGAAGTCTTTGAGATTGATAACAGTTCTGGCAAACAAAAGCTAGAGAGAAAAAGGTTTGCTAAAAATAATAAAAGAATCGACGGCGGCTTCATCACACAAGAGTATCTGGACAATTACAATAATTTAGATACAGATTTTACAACAGATGATGTAGAATACTACTTTGAGATACGAAAAGATCAATCTGCAGATCACAAAGTTGCATGCAAAGGTGCAGAGATATTCAACAAACAATCATATTATATCGACTTAGATTTTGATTGCTATAACGAACAGACTCCGGAAAACTATTACTTTGATATTTACGGACCAGTTACGGAGCCAGAGATATGCCTCTAAACGTAGAAGGTGAAAAAATACAAAAGTTCGGCAGGAACTTACCAACTCCCTATATGGAGAAGATTAAGATATACGAGAACCGTATGTCTGTGCAAATATCTGTCTATGTAAATGTGAATATCGGAGAAGAAGAAACAGACATCTTCAAAGAATACGAGTCCTATTTGTATAATAGCTTGTCGATATACGTTGTCAATATAGCAGATTTTGTTGCTTCGACCGTCTCTGACGCACAAACACGGGTACTGGAGGACGAAAGAGGTGAGTTGGGTACTCGCCGTTTTGAGAGTCTGGAGAGCGGAGTCAAGTCAATTTTTGAGCTACTGTACAGCGGCTTCTCTTCGGAGCAAACGTTCGTCAGCATGAAAGATTCACAGACATCCGACGCATACGCTATATTTTATCCAGACAATCAAACGTTTCATCAGAAATCTTTTTCAGAGTTGATGGATACTGGCACTCGTGAACTTCTGTATGATTCATCCGGCGTGCCGTACTACCGATATGTTATGGAAATGGAGATAGGCAACCAAATTGAAGCATACCCAGAATATTATGCAGATTACTTAAGCCTCGCAGAATCTAATATAATACAAGAAGCCAACTTGGCTTGCTTCTCAACCAATATGACAACTGAAGAGATTAACCTTGTTAATTTGAACTTGAATAACGATATCGTTAGCGCGATAAAAACAAAGCACCCAGCAACCAAAATGCTGGAGACTAAGGTTTCTGATATCTCATATGAGCAGATAGCTAAAGACGGAAAGATAAAGAATGGAGAATACTTTGTTTTCGTCGATGCTAGTGGGACCATCGCATCAGACCCGAACTTCATCATTCAGGCAATTGATGGAAACTATCACAGATCAACAACAGCAAAGCAATCGATAGTTAGCACCTTTAAGCAATTAATCGGAACTACGAGTGATGAAGATTTGCAGAATATGTTTGATCAACTAAACTATATTCTAGAGGTATACGGCGCAGACAATAAACTGCTTCAAGAAATGAACCAGATGCGCAAGTCTTTTACTGAGACCAGTACAGTCACGCCTGTCGGTAGATTTTATGAAGTATTCGAGCGAACCCTTTTTAATACAAACAATGCGGTCGTTCGCGGAACACAGTTAAGGAAGCAACTAAATGTCAGCCCGGTTTTGATAGATTTGAGACCATTAACTTCAATTGAATACAATGCCCCTTCTTGGGACGAGAGCTATGATCCCAGTTTAACTTCAAACTTCATTTATGTAGATCAAGCAAAGTATATAACCTATGTTGACCAGATCGGTGTCTACACCGATCCAGGTTCCCCGATGGATCTCATACATGCAATTAATGAATATCTTTACGGATTCTGGCTATTTGATTATGAGAAGGCACTCATTAGTACTTCAAATATCTCTAAAATATTTGATATTAAACGAATGCAGCAACTGCTCAGCATAAGCGACAAGGTGCTGAATAGTGCCTTTAGATTAGATAACACAAACATTATGAGAGGTGCCTGGACAGAGAAGGCTCGTGAAAAAGATTCATATCGAGGCAGGCAAAATAAAGTCTCCCCCTCGATAGATGACTATAATTCTTGCGGCGAGATTACAACAAATTACTCTTATGATAATAGTGAAGGACAATACCCACTAGCGCGTGATGTTTATGTAGAAGCACCTCCTACTTTCGGATCTGATAACGATCCAGATTCGCCAGCACGCGCCGTGCAAGGACGCGCACCAGCATCCTCGCAAGCGGCAGCAGAGTTGGGAACCGAATTCATTAGTAGTGGTCTAGAGGATCTGGGCATTTCTAGTGTTCGTGTTTTGGGCATTTCTGGCGTTGATTTAACTGATACAGACAGTGAAGAGTTTACGTATTGTATACTTCGAAGCTTCAATACCACTAATACAGGATCCATAGAATCCGGAGGATTGAACGGATATCGCCTGATGTGCTTTGAACACCAAGAATGTGCTGGTCCTTTCTCGATCTATGAATCAGCGGGAAGAGAAGATATTTGGTCTACTAGTTTTCTTAGGTATAAAGTCTCAATAGTAGATAATACTCTGTCGATCTATGAATCAATAGTAAACAACTATAAAAAACTAATCGATGGAGAATTCGAAGATTATTATCAAACAGCCACAGAGCAATGCAGTTACAATAATACAGATGGTTTTTTCAATGACTTTTTCATCACTGGCGCAACAGAATCTTATTCTGACTCTCCACATATGGCTCCATGGTATCTGATGCCGATTGTATATTACATGCATCGAGAGCTAGTATTTAATGAGTTTAACGGAGATATGACTGCGCTGTATGCTGCAGCTATGGCAGATACAGAAGCGATTGCCCCAGATACAGGCACAATAGGTGCGATTGAATCATTCAGAGATAAGATAAGCTCACTATATACATCCTATTATGAAAGCACAGATCTTCCGTCTAATAATACTCCAGCCGGCGTAGCTGCTGGGTTAGAGGCGGAACGTTCAATAATATTTGGAGACTCCTCATCAGTCACCGGTTTCGAATCAATATTCCAGCCGTTACCAGAGACAATTAATCTATCTATGCCGACCAAGACGGATGGGAGTGGACCGCCAGGAGGCGGTCCAGGTGGCGGTGGTAGCGGCGGTGGTAGCGGTGGTGGTAGCGGTGGTGGTCTCTCGCCAGATATAGGCGGAGAAGCTGGATTTCCTTTTGATCCAAATCCTGGCGCTCCGGGGCAGAACGACGATATATTTGAAGATTTAGAAGAATCTACCTCTAGCGAAACACTTTAATAGACAAGCGAAAATAAACACAAATGCCAAAATTAACTATTACAATATCGACCATCAAGGACTCGTCAAAAGTATCGCAAATGGCGAACACGTCTTTAGAAGAGCAAATAGTCGGTAACAAAGTAGTAAGAACAACTAAGGGAAAGAGCAATAGTACGATTAAAGTCAGGCAAGTGAACCAGGAGCTTGTATCAAACGGACTAACACCACCACAGAGAGATTCTGCCACAACGTCACAGATATCAGAAGATCTCTTGGCAACTCTCGGATGCACATCAATAACTGAAGAGTCGATCAATAAAGCAGACTTTTCACTTCTTAGCGTAAAAACAGACAAAGAGGTAGTTGACAACCCGAATAAACTCGACTCAGAGAACTTTAAAGAAATCAGAAAAGTAAATGTCTCACTGGAGGGGATCCTTAAATCTGATAATGATGCTATTTATTATCTGGATGAAGATATTTCTGACAACTACAAAAATGAAAAAGATAGATCTAAGAAGAAGACTGAACCAAGCCTGATAAACGTAGCTTCGAGAATGATAGACATTAACTACGGCAACCGTAACGGCATTTCTCCGACCTTGCGCGGATTAAAAATGAAGAAACAAAAATGACAACATATAGATCGACATCTGCACGATTAGCTGATAACCCTGATAAAATAAAAGACCCAACACAAGTTGCGTCGTCAGGGTCGGCTAAATTTGAAGACGCAGCTAGTTTTCTTGTTTCTGGAGATGATCCTCTAACTTATATCGCGAGTTCCATAACGAAAGTTGACTCTATCGGGTTAATAGACCCTGAATTTACTCTGTCTTTTAGTTATGACGAGCAGATAACCAGCGATGATTCTGATTTAATCGGAGAGGGAAATATGTCTATCGTTGAGACAATATACCCACCACAAGATTGGGAGCCGTCATATGTCCCGCTCATTCGAATGTACAGACCACTCCAGGGGTTTGACGTAAGCTATCCCCTATTCAGTGTTTCATCGCCTACCGGATCAGCCTCTTCTGTTCTTAATACAACAACGACTGGGACTTTGTTTGGTGCCTCTACCACCATCACTCGAACAATTGAAGTTGCGGAGGCGGTCCCTGAAGATTTAGCCAACCCACTCGCAACGTTTGAAATTGTCCTATTGCCGCAGTATTACAACCTTGAAGAGCAGGCAATAAACGATAAGTTTGGCGCTCCTGCCAACGGAGAGTCGGTTGAGTCTCAAGTATCAGCCGCCTTCGAGTCCGCTGCAGCAGATGCATACCAAACGTTAGTGTCTCGTGTTTATACAGCGAAAACAATCAGACCACAAAGATTGACAATAAAAAATATAGAAGACTCCGGACAAGAAATTTCAACACAAATCTCTATATCAACAACATCCACCACAGAGGCATCGTATACACTATGAGTGGGATTGCTATAAATTTAAAGAACATTGATTCGGATCTATTTTCTGGGTCCAACAACACTTTAAGAACCGCGCTGGGATCGTATTATTATGTATCCTCCTCCGATGAAGGGAGTAGGATCGCTCTAAACTCCGCAGCTATAGCAGAGTATACAGATATTTCGGAAGTCCAAGCATCAGAAATCACTACTGACAGTATCCTTAACTATGTTCAGATCAACTCAGCTTTGATTACGACGGCTTCTTCTGAACTCATTGTTCCTAACTTTAGGATTCCTGTCAGAATCATAGCAGACGAATCTAAGATTAAGACAGACGCTGAGTGGGTCGCAATATTACAGGGAGGTTCTTATGGAACATCTTCGTATTCGCGCCTTGTGACCGAAGGGGCATTCAATGCAAATTCTTTTGAGTACGAAATACCTTATTCTGCGATAGCAGCGAGAACCCTTGATGCTTCTGGGAATATGTCTCCTGATTATCGTCATTACGATATAGGATACACATACGAAGACTATTATGACCGCGCACAAAGGAAGATGGCAAACCTCCCCGAAAAGACGCTACCAAATGTATATTTAGATTCTTTATTTGAAGGATACACAGAGAGCGACAAATCAACATATGAATCGGCTCTTGTAAATTTTGTATCGCACGAAGGGACTCGCGATTTAGAGAAGATACATCTGCCGAAAGAGAAGCAGGTAGTAAACGCACCGCCTCCTTTCCCTGCCAAGCTAACAGATGTGTCTCCGACAAGTGGCGAGTACTACGATTATAAACTAAACCTGAGAAGTTTTTTGACGGGAGCGTTTGTACAAAATAATCTCTCTAGTTCCACAACTAGTCAGATTGAAGCGATGACCAGTAATCTATTTTATATACCTACGCACGAGACAGATGAAAATATTTTTAAACTGATCGATCGTGAAGTGGCTGGCAGCCCGATAGAAAGATATCCTCTAAATATAGAAGTGTCTATTCCCGTGGAGCACTCCGAGGGCTCAGGAACCCTGCTGGAAATAATCAAAAATAATGAATTAGAAGAAGAGGTGTTGGCTTATTTAGCCAGCAGCTACGCTAACGCCTCAAGCATCGGAGGGGCTCTTAGTAGAATAGATTATGTAAGAGAAACAACTAGGTTGGGTCCTTCAAGTGATGACACTGGTTTATTAGAGATAACAGAATCAGAAAGCGCAGCACACCAATCCATTGATATTCCAGCAATGTTTTTGAGAATAGCTAGCCAGAATACTGCGCAGATATCAGGCGACTCGATGATTGTTGATAGAAAAAAACTGCAAACAGCAATTGCCAAGAACACAGGTGCTGCTTATCGATACGGAAAATCTATAGCTGCGACACAAGCATTGACTGAAGTTGTGGAGACTTTAGAAAAAAGAGCAACAGAGATCGGTTTAGACGAACCAGAAAGTATGCAAGGACTTATGGAGTCTCTTGATCTAATCACGCCGTTATCAGAAACAGAGACAGTAGCATACAGCATCGAGAAAGTACAAGGCACCCCAGTAACTACCGGTCAGGATTTTAGAACGATCCAGCAGATGTTTTTCCTAAACAACGGCTCTCTTACTTCGCACGACGGACTGAACTTAAAATATTATGATACACAAGTTCAATACGGAAAGCAGTATACATATTTTGTTTATGCATATATTGCAATTCCAGGGTCAAGTTACAGATACAGCAACCTCAGAGCTTCTAGAAACATAGGGACAGTAACGTCAGGCGACAAGATTCGAGAAGCAATAGGTATCGGAGAGACAACGCTGGGATCGGGAATATCAACCATAGAAGCCGATGATAATTGCATAGAGTTTTTCGACGCATCGACAGGAGCCACAACTGAACAGTTATTAAATCTGCAGACGAACCTAAACTCAAACAACGTCACAGTAACACACCTAAGTACTCCGCAGGCAGAAGCAATAGAGCGGCACGTATACTTAGGTATAGACTATCAGGACAGCGGTGTAGAGATTACACTTCCAATTATCGCGTTTATCGATGCACTCCAGAGCGACGAAGATCTTAAGACAATGTTGGAAGAGAAAATAGCTTTGGGTTTAAGTACAAACCCCCACGCAGCAATAGATGAATTCTATGCCTCTTGGGCAGAACAATCGGTTCAGTATATAATCCAAAGTAACACAGGGTTAACTTATGAAGGCAGTACAGTAGACACTGGAACAGAAATATCGCTGGTCACAATAGCCCCAAACACCTATGCTACAAACGCGCAGATCTCTTCACCGTATAAATATATGGCTGACTTTTATATGGATTATCGTCCGACTTATAAGATAGTCCGGCAACTGATTGCAACCAAAGTTGTTGCGACACTAGATCACCCACCTGTGGCACCAGATATAACTCCATATCAAAGAATGGACAACTCACAGATTATTGGATTCTACATCAACAAAGAGGCGTTCAGAGTAACTCCAAAGACTGAAATAGAGAACGAAACCAAAATAAAGACAGGTCAATATCCGACTCCTATTAGTGTCGCAGACGCAGAGGCTAGAGCTAACTATTTGTCTTATAACAATTTACTAGACAGCAGTATTCTCTCTAAAGACTCGGTGTCCCCGATAGTATCTTTGCAAGTGTACAGGATCGACAAAGAACCGACCTCAATATCTAATTTTGATGGAAATCTGGTATACACAAAGGATTTGATCAACAACTCAACTGGTCAGAACTATTACTCAAATTGCTTTTACGAAGAGAAGGTTCAAACAAATAAGAAATTCTATTACTTATTTAGATTTGTTAATGCGAATGGAATAACAGGTCATTTGCCCCCTGTGCAAGTTGTAGAGCTAAAAGATGATGGCGGATACAAGTATACCGAATTTGATGTGATCTACGAATCAGAGTTTGAACAAGAGGCTCCCAGAGATATCAGTATAGCGTTTAAGAAGATCTTAGACATCAAGCCGTCAATAAATCACTTGATATACGATGATTCCGATGTCGATTATGAGGAGACTGCTGCATCGCAAGTTGGTAACTTGACTGTCGGAGCAGCGGAAGACTTAATCTGGGATAAGAGCTTTAAATTTAGGCTAACCTCCAAAAAAACAGGCAAGAAAATAGATCTAAACATTACGTATAAGTTGAAGGACTCATAATGGCTTTTCAGGATAATGCAGGCGGAATAGTCTTAGACGCTGTGCTGACAGACCTTGGTAGAAGAAAGTTAGCTCAGGGCAACTTTCGAGTATCTAAGTTCGCTTTGGGTGACGACGAGGTAGACTACACTCTGGGAAATCGAGACACTGGCAACTTCTCTCTTGACTCATTCCCACCGATTCTAGAATCATTCGCGACAGAAGTAGGCACTCTAAATAATTCACTGATGAATTTTGCAAGAGTGGATGTTATGTATATTCCACAAGTTATGGTCAATAACTTAGTTAGCTCCTCGACAAGCGCGCATACTGATGGTTTTTACTACCTTGCAGTCAACAAAGAGACTCGTCGTCGCCTTGAACCAAGCATAGGCTCTTCTTTCATCATAGAAAATGATCGTCACGATCAGGCAAAGTTGGTTATCGAATCTGGAATCATCCCAGACACAGTACTAGACATTGACCCCACACATCAAAATAAAGAGTCATACATTTACAATCTAGATTTGTATGACAAGTATTATCTTACTTATGTTGATACAAGGTTTATCGAAAACGTGTTATTCTCTCCATCTGACTCTCAATTCGAGAATGACGAGAATGATGTGCTTTATATGAACCTGGGTCCTTTAAAGACTGGTACTAAAGTCTCCCTACCTGGAATCATTGACAACTACGATTGCTATCGAGTACAGGCGTCAGACAATGGCGTGGTTGAGGTAGCTGCTGGATCCGGAGAGACACACTCGATGTTTGGGGGACCGAGATCCACGATTTTTGCACTGAACCTAAAGACCATTAATGATATCTCCGCAGACTCTAGTTCTCCAACTAACTTTAGATATTCAAAATTCGGAGAGACTAGCTATAACTTATTTGGTTCTTCTGAAAGATACGATTTCATTGAATCATCTATATACATACAGGGATTATCTACAAACTCGACATTAAATGTCCCAATTCGGATTGTACGATACTCCGGATCAGTCTAATAAAAAAGATTCTTATCGTCAAACAAACAAAAAAGCAACTATTTATGAAAGAAGAGGAAAATAAATGGCAATTTTAGATAACTCAAACGACATCATCATGGATGCCGTATTGACAGAGGTCGGAAGACGCAGAATGGCAGATGGTAATTTTTCAATTACTAAGTTTGCTCTGGGTGACGATGAGGTCAACTACAGTCAATACAATCGATCTCATCCGTCCGGGTCGGCATATTACGACTTGGAGATCCTGCAGACTCCTGTCCTAGAGGCAGTCACAGCACAGAACTCTGCTATAAACTACGGATTGCTTTCTATGACGAACACTAATCTGTTGTATATGCCATCAATCAAAGTTAATCAGAACTTCGATAAGGCGCTTCAGATTTCTGGTACAATCTTTTATGTTGCAACAAACTCTGAGACAAGAGAGAAGTTGAGAACAGCTTCGCTACTAGGTATCGATAGCAAAAAAGTAATGTTAGCAAATAGCGCAACAGACACACAGCTATTATATGTAGAGTCTGGAATCGATGACTCCACCCTAACAGCTGACTCCACAAACCGCGCAAACTACATTGTCTCTAACGATATGATGGACAGCTCTTTCACGGTACAGGTCGATAATCGATTGTTCAGTGGTGTTTGGCAGCTTAACGGTGCTAGTACTTTCTCGGCTCCCGCCTCCTCTACAACAATAACTGTCCCAGATAGCTTGGAGAGTGCAGGTTCTTCAACTTCAGCTACAAACTTGGCAAGTTACTCAAACTACTCAGCCAGAGGAGTTGCTAACTTGCTCTATACTCCTACAACTAGTGGTCGTTCTGAGAAGTCAGTATTAGCTGGACCCAGAGGATCTGCCGCCGCTGTTAACTTCAGCACAACGTATACCGGTGGTTCCGGAACAGCAACTCCGTCAGTATTTACTCAGTACGGGAAGACGGCTCAAAACTTGTTTGCTTCAGGCGACACGTTTGATTATATCGATACAACGGTATACATAACAGGTGTCAGGTCCACAGCCGCAGCCCAAATACCTGTCAGACTTATTAGACTCAATACACCAGCATAGTATAAACGGAGATACAAATGGCAGTCCAAAATTATGAAAATATAGATATCAACTCAGATGTAACAACTACTAGAACGTTGCTACACGAAGTGATTCCTGTAACTGGCACTATTTTAAGTGGCGCTTATGGAACCTGGCCAGATGATACTAATATCAAAAACTATTCCCACGGCATGTTTCAGTCTGTGTACGATTACCCGTACCTAAGCTCTTCTGCTAACCACATCTTCGATCTAACAGTTGGGTTTGATGAGTCTAGCCCTCTATCATCTTCTGCTGCGACACAGAACAGCAAGAAGATCAACTTATACAATCAGTTCTCTCAGGTTCTTCTTGGTTACACCGGCTCTACAACAGACGGAGTTAGAAAGTTTGAAAGTGATCTGACTCTTGATGGTACAGGAACAATGAAGGATATTTTCATTGTTAGTTTTGCACGTCTCTTGACGAAAGATCAAGTAAAGAAAGGAACATTCAGCCTCACACTCGGCACTGGGTCTTGGGCATCACCATTTGCGGGCACAAAGACTCTCTATGATGTGAGCGCATCAAACACAGGTGAGACCACTAACACGTTTGGAGGAGACTACGGAGTCCTATTTCAGTCAGGATCCTCAGTGGCACACGGTGTTTTGTTCTATCAAGCTGGAATTGCTGTAATCAGCTCTTCAATCTTTGGTGGAGTAACACAGTTCAACTCAGCTTCTGCAGGATATCAAACAGTCGCACAGACACTGCAGACATCTTCGATCAGTGGAGCTTGCGATGTTCTTCGCCGCCGCGTACAGAACTTGTCGTACAACAACACTACTGAGATTAACTCCAAGATTTATTTCTGTCGCGTTCCACACAACAAGTTCAACTATAGCTCTAACCCGACATATGTATCTGGTAGTAAGATTAGAGTCAAGGAGGTTGCGACAGATTCTCCAGTGGCTTATATCACGACCGTCGGTCTATACAACTCGGCTAATGAGCTAATGGCAACAGCAAAACTATCTGAGCCGCTTCGCAAGGATCCTTCGAACGAGTTAATTCTAAGGGTGCGATTGGACTACTAGAGCACTTTGGAGTCCGCGCATGTCCTATAAGAAATTTAAAAAAAGCGATATCTTATTAAATACAATGGAGGCTACTCCAAAAAGTAGCTTCTTTGTTTATGATGGACAGGTATACTATAATAACATACCGAAGCAGACAGGAACTCGTAATAGCACTGGACAAGTAAGAAATACCAGCAATGGTTTTCTAAGTCTGTATGAATACAATATCGACCGCCCTCTTGTTGATACTGACAGGATCGTTGGAGAGGGACCAACGGTAAGTTATGACGCTAAGGTTATTGACTATACAGCCTCCGGCTCGGCAGTAGATTTCTTACTGGATAACGCGAGGATTTACCCTTACATTAGTAAAGATAGCGCACGGTCAAGTTTCAAGACCGTCGGAGCCAATTCCGATTACAATGAGTTTCAGTATGGCTCAATTCTGACAGCATCTTATCCGTTATCTTCTTCGATCACTAGAGAGTACATAACTACGCCATATGCGTCGACATCATCATACAATTCTCATTATGTGGCGCTGAGGAATAAACTAAATTTCTATGCGGTTAGGAGTAGACACTATAAGGTAAGCAACTCGTCTCCACTTTGGAACAAAGACACGCAAACACTAAACTTAATCTCTATACCATCGATCTTCTATGGCACCAAGATAAATCCTGGTTCTATTTCTCTTAAGTGGTATTTCTCAGGATCCCTGATCGGAGAGTTGCAAGATCAAAGACAGAATGGGGAATTGATTCAAGTAGGACCTCCTGGCAGCACTGGCTCTGGTTCTGTTGCCGGAGTTGCTTTGTACGAAGAAGGGTTTTTGCTTCTCACCGGATCTTGGAACTTGTCTACAACCCAGATTGCAATGACCTCTGGTTCTGGCGGGACTCTTTCCAATCCTTCTTGGTTATTTTACGGCGCTGGCTCGAACGATGATGTAAATCAAACAACAGTCGGCGGAGCTACCTTTGTAACCGCTTCCTTTTCTCTCGACTTCAAGGGACACACTGAGACCCAGGTTGCGACTATGTTTGCTCACGCAGAAGTCGGAGAGGTTAATTATTCCAACAATCCTACTTTCATTGAAAAGGGACAAACTCAAATGGAATATACCTCTTCACATATTTATGAAGAAACGTCAGATCGAAAAATAAAGAATACAGTCAGTTCCAGTCACTCAGATTATTCCGCATCATTCGAGAGGCAGGTGTATATTTCAAGAGTCGCAGTTTATGACAAATACAAGAACCTCATCGGCGTTGCTACATTGTCAAATCCAATATTAAAGAAAGAAAGTGATAATCTTTCATTTAAACTTAAGATAGACATATAGTATAATATAAATATGATTATCGGCTTTGACATAAGCACAAGCATAACTGGCGTGGCGATTGTATCCGAGGGGAAACTTATTCACTACGACTCGGTTGATTTACGAAAATACAAGGATGTTTTCGAGAAGACAGTCGTAATGAAGCAGTACTTGCTTGATTTGCTCGAAAAATGTCAACTTGAAAAAGATAAGACAGTTGAGCATATCTACGTAGAACAATCTCTGCATATGTTTATGGGAGGAAAGTCATCAGCTAAAACACTCTCAACGCTTACTCGATTCAATGGTATAGTTTCTTGGCTTATCTATGAACTGTTTGAGATTAAGCCGAAGTTTATTGGATCAACATCAGCTCGTAAGCACGCCGGCATAAAAGTCCCGAGAGGAAAGAAAGCTAAGCAAGTAGTACTGGTCCATCTTCTAGAGAATGAGAGTAGTTTTAAAATAGAATACACCAGATTTGGAAACCCTAAACCCGAATCATACGATCAGGCAGATGCGATTGTTATAGCAAAAGCTGGCTGGCAAGTAGAAAATATATAAAAAAGAATAGACAGCGAGTAGTTATTGGTGATACTATCATAATATAGGGAGCCATCATGATACACAACATCGCTCTATTTATGATTGGACTTATGCTCGGAAACGCCTTGGAATATGGAGTTCACAAGTACCTGTTCCATGGTTTGGGTAAAAAGAAGAAGAGCATCTTCTCCTTTCATCTTCGAGATCACCACTTGGTTAGCAGGGCAAACCAATTTGTTGACAAGCGACTATCAAAGATTGAGTTGATCGGGGGTCCAATATTATTACTACTACACTTGCCGTTACTATTTCTGGCACCGGCGATATATTTTGGTATGGCGGCATATGCTATAACTTTCTTCGTTGTACACAATTACCAACACCGTCACCCTGAATTCACGAAGAAGTACTTCCCTTGGCACTGGAATCACCACATGAAAAATCAGAATAAAAGCTGGGGCGTGGTGCTGCCACTTATGGACATCCTGACAGGAACTTTAGAAAAAGATTCTTGAGTTCATTAAACTTTAGTTGACAGTCAGGTTTCCTTGTGCTATTATACATATGATGCTAGAGCATCGTACATAGGAAATAAAATGAAAGTAACAAGCGGACACAATGTCAGTGTTCATTACGTGGGCACCTTTACTGATGGTACCGAGTTTGATAACTCTCACACCCGAGGAGAAACGGTTAGTTTCAAGGTGGGTTCTGGGCAAATGATCCCTGGATTTAGCAACGCAGTTGTGGGTATGACTGCCGGAGAGACCAAGACCTTTAGGCTTACCCCAGAGCAGGGATATGGTCCCCGTAATGAGGCAGCCCTACAGACTGTCCCTCGCTCTGCTTTTTCTCAAGATTTCGAATTCGAGATCGGAGGAACTATTCAGGGTAATGGTCCAAGTGGTCAGTTTCTAGCTAAGATTCAAGAGGTTCAGGAAAGCCAGATTGTGCTTGATATGAATCACCCTCTTGCGGGTCACGAACTTAATTTTGAAGTTGAAGTCGTGTCTGTGAGCGAGTGACTGACTAGATAGAGTAAACAAGCCCCTCAGAATTCTGGGGGGCTTGTTTGTTTATTAGCATTAACAAAACTGGAATAACGCGAGATCTAATATGAGAGATTTAAAGAATACTGTGATAAACAAGAGTGCTGCTCTCAAGATCTTGCGTCAAATTCTAGGTCCAGATAGACCAACTTCAAAAGATGAGCACTACTACAAGTGTCCTGAGTGCAACCACCACAAACCTAAGTTTGCTGTTAACTTAGATAAAAACGTTTATCATTGTTGGGTTTGTGATTATCGCGGTCGTAATATCCGTCGTATTGTCAGGCGATTTGGGTCGTTCACACAACTACAGTCCTGGGACTCAATTACAAGCCGAACGGATCTTGAAAAGTTTTCGGATCTCTTTGCAGAAGAACCTATCGAAGTTCAAGAAAAGATAGAGCTACCTGAAGAGTTTATAAGCCTGTGCGCCAAGAATATACCAGCCACAGGAAAATACGCACTAAAGTATCTGAGAAACAGAGGCGTCACATACGACGACATCGTGAGATGGAAGATTGGATATTGTTTTGGTGGAGAGTACAGAAATAGAATAATCATCCCCTCATTCGATCAGGACGGGGACATTAGTTATTTCATCGCTAGATCTTACTCCGGAGACTCTTATAAATACAAGAACCCGCGTGTTAGCAAAGATATAACCTTTAACGAGCTTTATATTAACTGGAACAGTGATCTCGTAATGGTCGAGGGGGTCTTTGACGCAGTAGTTGCTGGCAACGCTGTTCCTATTTTGGGATCTACCTTAAGAAAGAACTCAAAGTTGCTGCGTGAGATTGTGAAAAACGATACACCAGTTTACATTGCACTTGATCCCGATGCTGCTCACAAGGAGAGGAGGATTATCAAGACATTGCTCAAATATGACATTGAGCTTTATAAGATTGATGTTTCCGGATATGAGGATGTTGGGTCTATGCCCAAGCATGTATTTGAGCAGAGAAAAAAGAGTGCTGTGTTTATAGATGGTGGCGACTATTTATTGAGGGATTTATTAGCAGCGGTTTAGGATGCCATACTTTAAGCGAAATGAAAAATGCAAAAATGCTTCCGGAGAATCAGGGGCATTCGTGACGATCAAAAAGAGCGGCGGCGAAAGAAAATGCTGGAAAAATAAACAAGCCTTCGAGAAGTCATCGGCTGCCCGCCATGCAAAAGGAATAAAAAAAGAAATGAACATTACCAAAGAGCAGCTGCAAAAGATAATATTGGAAGAAGTTGAGGTGGTTAATCGAGAAGACAATCTATCGAGCCTCTATCTTGAGTCTTTTGCTGAGCACGGGATTAATGAGATTATGCTAGAGGGCAGAAGTTGGTTTCCGACAGTCGTTGCAGGACTAACTATTGGGGCAGTGGGTGCTCTTGGTTTAGCGGTTGACTCCGACTCGGATGCCAAAGCATCCAGGCGCGTCGCGCATATGGATAAAGTAACGGCAGACTTAAGCAGCCTTGATACTAAGACGCAAGAGATGTATAAGCAGATAAATAACTTCAACGCATGGGTATGGAGCGGAAACAAAAATAGCACTTCACTATACCCAATGATGGAATTCGAGGAACTACCAGGAAGAAAATTTACAGTTATGCCCCCTGAATACAGTGTATTTTTGCAAGTCCTTAAAGACAAAAAAGCAGGTACCATGAGGTACGGGATGCCCAGTGATATGGAGCAAATCAAGGATCTTGAGATTGATATCGATAACTTCTACAGTAATATAAACACTGATGGTGCCGAAGCGCAAGAATTTATGGAAGATTTCAATAACATCGGGTACTATGATGAGTTACAAGCTGAAGAGCTAGTAGGAAAATATGCTATAGGTGGGCAAATATACAAATCGGGTAAACAGATGAAACAAGCGCAAGCTATACTGCCAGACTTCGATGCACTAGAGCAAGTTTATAATGGAGAACTTCCCTTGTCCGGAATGTCAGTGGAAGACACGTATAATAGTATTATGTTCGGTCCATACCTCAGCGCTGAAGAGATTGAAAAAATAACGGGTGAGCAAAATTATAATCCCGATCCTTCGTCCGGTTCACAGGAAATAGAAGAGATTATTAAGGAAGAGATAAACAGATACCTTAACGCATAACCTATAATAACACTTGACAGCCTCTATCATGCAAGGTATACTTGTATAATAGAGGCTGTACTTATATGGAGGTATTTTGAAATTTGTAAATAAGAAGTCTTAGCGAAAGTATTCAACTGATTCTGAAAACAACAAACAAGACAACAAACAACAAAGCTTGGAGAAAATGTGGCTATTATCGCGCATCTGGCTGACACACACATCAAAAATTTAAAGTATCATTACGAGTATAAGATTGTATTCGAACAATTATACCAAACCCTGCGAGAACGAAAAGTGGATTACATTGTCCACTGCGGAGACATCGCACACACAAAGACACAAATCTCACCAGAGTTTGTTGAGATGTGCTCAGACTTCTTCCGTAGTTTAGCGGAGATTGCGCCGACCTACATTATTCTAGGCAACCACGATGGCAACTTAAAGAACA